TTATTCCTCGCTTCCCCGCCCTGCTTGGTTTTTTCGTGAGTAAGATTCATCAATGGGACACGTATGGGACACAGCTGCGAGCCTTTGGTTAAGGTAATTCGCTTGGTCTACACTCCTGCTAGGCATGAACTTGCCATATGTCGTAAGCACTAAGGTTGCATTTTTGTGCCCCATTTGCGAAGCGATCCAACTTGGATTTGCTCCCTCAGTGAGCATCCAACATGCATAGCTATGTCTTGTTTGATACGGGCTGCGACGGCGAATGCCTGTTCGCCGCATGCAACTGTTCCACATGCTAGAGAGCCCGTGCTTGCTGTAATGACTGCCGTTTCGCGTGAGAAACACCCAATGGCAACGCTCATGCCTGGTTTTTCCTGGCTCTCGTTGTTGGACAGAGATCTCATGTGCTGAGCGAAGAAACGTTATGGCCTTTTGGCTCTTTAATGCGTCAATCGCAGGCTGGAGCAAAGTGATTGTGCGCTCGCCTGATTTGGTTTTCGGCAGTTTGAAGTACCCGCCGGATGTCAGATTTCGTGACACATAAAGCATGCCTTTTTCTAAATCTATGTCCTCCCAAGCCAATGCACAAATCTCACCATGCCGAAGCCCCGTGTAGATGGCGACGGTCCAGAGGTTACGTTCGTGCGCTTTAATAGCAGGGTGATTGATCAAGCGAGAAAACTCATTGTATTCAAGCGGGTCGGGCTCTCTTCCATCGATCGGCAGCCCCTTAATTTTTTCGAATGGATTGTTTTCGAGGTATCCGGACTTCTTTGAAAAATTCCACACCTCTGAACAAATCGACATGTAGGCGTTAACCGTACTACTGGCGCGACCTTTTACGCCAGCAATTCGTTTGTAGGACTTTTCTCCTGTAAGTAGCTCATGACGAAACTTTAGTGCGTCCTCATAATTCACATTCACAACGAGCTTTTCTTCGCCGAGTAGGCGTGTACACGTTAGAGCTATGTGTCGCTTGCTTCTGATAGTCGTTTGGGTATTGATAGATTCTTTGGTCTTAAGCCAGCGTTCAAATAGCGCTTTGACAGTCATAGACCTCCCCAATGACTCAACGTTACCCAGCTCTAACGCTCTCTTGGAGTTGGGAAATCGCGCCAGGTAGTCAAAGGTGCCGTCTGATATTTCAGAGACGATGACGGCGCGCAGCCGTCCCGCCTTGCGAATATTGGCCGGCGTCGCCTTCCAGCCTTTAAGTGTTTCTTTGCAACGTTTGCCGCGGTACAAAAACCAGATACGAATTGACGTACCACGAACTTCCACGCCTTCTGGTGTCATCACGCGATCCTCTGGGCATAGTTGAAGTATTCGTCAATGGCCTTGCGGTTGTACATTATCTTGCGGCCATTCTGCTTGCCGGATGGTGATACCCGGATGTATTCAACGCCTTCATTCCATCGGCCAAGACGAAAATCTTCGATTGTTCGTGCGCTTAGCCCGGTCAATTTGATTAGTAAAGATAATTCAACCCAATCATTGGGCTGTACGAGTTCTATTGGTTTGGTCATTTGGTTGTTACCTCAAAGAGTTGTAATAGCCGTTTTCGGCCTTGGTCGTTGTACCAAAAGGTTTCGATTTGCTTTTTGCTATTGGCGGCCTGGTCGAGCCGCCATTCACCGAACTCTTGGCGTTTAAGATTATTTGCGTTGGCCACTCGGCCCACTCTCTGGGGAGAGACACCGATCTCTTTTGCTATGTCGGTTGCAGAGTAGTGAGGGAGTGTGGTGACTGGCATATCCCAGCCAGACGCAATAAGGGCTTTGATTGCGGTATCAGATAGACGACATGCAGAGAGCAGGCCCAGTGCGACGTCTAGGCTGCAGCTTTCACAGTATGAGTCGAAGCGTGTATGGGCAATAGCTTCGCTGGTTTGGCATCGAGTACATAGCATGGGCGACCTCCTTGGTTGAAGGTAAGTCGCGCCTTGTGGTTATGGAAGGGACTGCTATATTATTCATGTGTCATTTACTGATCGAATGATATTGCTAGCTCCACCCAGTTTTTATAATCTGCCTTAGTCGCCTTTAAGTTAAACAAAGATTGTTGGAATGAGATTTTTATACTGTCTTCATAACCAGATGGATCTGGTACACTTAATTCTAGCCACTCATAGTTTTCTGTTTTTTTAGCGTTGTCATATTCACTGCATGCCATATTAGCAGTTTCGAGAAGTGTACATAGATCAATCTTAACTTTTCTAATTGTCTCTTGCGCATCAATAGGCACCAAGTCTTGCATGTTTTCATGGTAGTCAATATAAAACCCTAGGTGACTATATCCCATGCTACTGATAGCTTCTTTGAAGCTAGTTTCTGGCGAGGCCTCTATCCATTTTTCATACAGTTTTTTGTTTGCCTCATATAAAACGAATAGGATAAGTAATAAATGAGGACTGAGTGTTTTTTCTGTATTGCTAAGCACTGACAAAAATTTATCAACGAGCTGTTCGGTATCTCGTAGTGAAAGACTGAACATAGATGCAGTAGTAGATATAGTGCATGCGACTTCAGGTAGGCCATTAATATAAGGGGTGTGCCCAGAGAGATTGACACTTTCCTTATTATGGTATTTTTCAATAACGCTGGCAGAAAAAGCGTACAGCGAGGTGGGCGTTAAAGTGTATCTACGGCGGAAAAATCGCCCTAAGTACCTCTTGGCATCAAAGTCTTTGCCGTATACTGCTTTGACGGTATGCTGAAGTTGCTCTGTATCCGTCGCTACAACGAAAACAATATTATCTAGCTCGAAAAAGTGTTTAACGACTTCTAGCATTTCAACAGCATAGCTCGGGCGACAACGATCTAATTCGTCGATAAATACGAAAGCAGGTGATTTAAGTTTATTCTTATGTGATATGACGGCTGTAACTAATATCTCAATCTGTTCTCTAAGATATTGAATAGAATGTAGCTTTTCATTATGCTCATCGACTAAGCACTTGGCTAATTTAGCTGCAGACTCGCTTATGGCCTCTGAGGAATCCACCTCTTCAAGCTGCTCGCTTTCAGGGCCACCTCCTGTATCTGAAAAAGCGTGGATATCGATACCTGTAGCTTTTTTAAACAAAGCTCGGGTTAATATAGGTGCAGCTGTTTTTAAGAATTTAGCTGATGTTTTTACAATGTTATCTATTGATTGGTTTTCTGGGGGAAGCTGACATTTAAGAGCATCTATTAAAGATGATACAACAGTCAACATTGGATCATCTGAATAATCTTGCTTCCATGCATCTATGTAAACTACAGGGTGAGTATCTTCAATGCTATCCAGCCACCGCTTGATGAAGAAGGTCTTTCCGGCTCCCCAGCTAGCGTTTAAATTAAGAACGTAACCCCCATTTTTTGATACATCAACCAGGTAATTATGTAAGAATGAAGCATATCGAGCTCTGTTCAGAGTGTCTGGCGGAAGCCGCTCACTAGTTGTCGGGTTAGACCAATCAAAGGTTAATGTTTGTTCGGGCATGGGGATTCCTATTTTTCGCTGGAGAGGGATAACATTCTTGTCCGCTTTGTTGTCCGAATAGCGACCTCTGGAGGCTAGGGCCGCTTTTTCAAACTAGAAGAGATAATGATTAGCCGATCGTTAGTATTGACAGTATCTTATTGAGTCGAGTTAGACATTAGAGCTCTCAATTTCACTATCTCCTCTTTATCTGTTTCATCGAGAACAGGTTTTGGGAATGACTTCTCGTAACTTGCTTTGTTGGTAGGCGGGCCTCCCAAATATGGCTTAAGCTTCGCTTTGCACTGAGAGCCATCCACCCCCGCTCTTTCCCCCAAAACAGATAGCAACATACCTTCGAGACACACAGGGTTAGAGATAATAATTTCGATACCGTGTTTTTTAGCAGATGACCAGTCTTTTTCTGTGATCTCTACATCACCATCCATGAGAACAAAGCGTCGGTCATAGGCTGCCTCTTTTTGTTTACACGCTGCTCTGATAATATTCCCAGGTGATCCCCCGTCAGATGATTCAACCTTGATGGTTTGGCCGTTATGCCTATCATCGTAAAGGCCTTTCATGTGATTTAGGAAAGCTCTATCGTGGACTCCTTCCCCAACAATCAATAAAGATGTGACGCTAACCCTGCGACTTTTTCGGCCGGCTCTTCGTTTTGGCTTCGACATGCTGCCATCTCTCCCTAAACGTTTGGTACTGCACCTAGCGCGCCTGCCTGGTACTTAGCATAAAGATTATCATCTGCTCTAATGCCGACCATTTCATCCAGCCTCCACGCTTCACTTGCTAAGTTCTCTTTCTCCACTAGATAGACTTGATGCTTCTTTAAGATATTCAAGACTTCTGGAGTGTGGCAAGTAAATATCAACTGAGCGTCATTAGGATTGGTTTCTTTGTGCTTGAACCAATCTAAAATAACGGGAAGCATGTGTGGATGAAGATCGTTGTCAATCTCATCTAGTACTGCAATGCCCCCAAATTGCAGCACGGGAGCAACTCGTCTTAAAAGCACGAAGAGGGCTTTTGTGCCACTTGATTCTTCAAAAAGAGGTAGAGAAAAAGCACCATTCTCACATTTATGTACAGCATATGGGAAAGGAAATGTTATTTCTTTCCCACTTTCATCGTTAAAAGTATGCTCTTTATATTCAATGTCATCAATTCCAAGATCGAGATCGAATATAGCCTGGTGCACCATATCCATCAATGTTTCATTATCTCTTAGGTACTCGGCGACCTCTACTATTGCAGCCTCATGAAAATGTCTACGACCTCTGAAGGTAAGGTTAGAAACAAATTTTTTGAAAAACTCATATATATCATTAGCGGTAGATACGTTTTGTTGGTATGCCGCTGATATTACTGATACATTCTCTCTTACTTTTTTTCCTTGTGTGACAGAGAAACCAAAACCTTTCTGCTTAAACGTATAGCCCCCATTATCATCCAGCTCGCGGACAAAAACATATGAAAAACTTCGGCTGGTTTTTTTGTATAAAGCCTCACTAATTATACGCTTCCTAGTCAGTGAGATAATATACTTATACTCCTGCTCGGCTAGTGTAAAATGAAGCTCAAAGGAAGTTGGCTTATCTCTAAATAGTTGATGTGGGATAAAAGGGATAGCCTCATCCGGCTTGAGATCAAAAGCCGAATCAATAATGAATGAGCTTAAAAAAGCTAATGGACGAAGGAATTGGGTTTTGCCAGCGCCATTGGCACCAACGACTGCCGCTACCTTATTAACACGCTCTCCAGATGGTGCATCAATGTCATAATAAGAAGCGGAAGGCTTTTTTCCGACTTCAAATGACAACTCCTGCTCCTCTGCGAACGAGTAAAAGTTACTGAATAGGAGTTTAGTAAGCAATTTGACCACCTTTGTACAAAATTTTGTTGATTATGGCTTAAAATGAAGGTCTTTTCAAATCAGTTAGCTTGTCAAGAGTGCACGCATGTCACAGAAAGCTCGATGTTTTAGACCGATCAAAGGTCGAGCAGACAAGCTTTACAGTAGATTCACACTCATCACCCCAAGCATCCCATCCCTCAATGTTTTGACGAGCAAACAGCTCTATCCGCGGTACGCCACCAACTAGCTCTGTGAGTAAATCGCGAAACACTGCCGGCTTCTCACTATGCTGTCCTCGTGGCGCAGTGACATGCTGAATGATCCCGGCATCCAATCGCTCTAGCAGCTTGCCTTTCACGCCAAATAGCATATCTTCGGAGTTACCACGGGTTAGATGGCCCATGCCCATGCAGTCTTTGCCGCTTTTGGCGTGAATCTTATGCCAAGTAAAACCCTTCATCGTCATCAAGCGGAATCCCCATGCGTGGCAAAGCTCGACGGCTTCCATCGGCATTGTTGGCACATGCCACATCGCAAGAAGGCATTGCTCGTCAGCCAAATCCCACACAGGCAAGCGTTTTAAATCTTCTAACTTCATCACCGGGTACTTATGCTTGGCGCCGCGTTTTCCCGAGTTCGCGCTGTCGCGATAGCGCCATGGTGGATCTGCGTAAATCAGTTTGTAGCTCATGCAGCCTCCTCGTTAAGTAATCCAAGCTCTCTGGCTTCCCATTTCGAAAGGCAATCCCATCCGCCCATGCTCGCGAAAATTTTGCCGGCCTGCTTTTCGTCGAATTCAATGGGGTGGGGTGATGCCATATATCCCGCGGAGATAAAGTGCTCTGGGTTTTGTTGTGCGATAAGTGCATCCTGATGCTCTCGCATCGCTTCAATTAGATCGCTCTCGTAATAGTTCGCGCCTGTCTGCACTTCAAAGTATTTGGCGTACTCTTGGCCATCTTGGCGGCGGCAGAAAACAGCAAGCAATATCGTCCACTGGTGAGGCGCTTCGCCAAGCGCCTGAGCCATCATGCGAGTTACCTTCTCGCGCTTGCCACTCTTCAAGTTGAATACACAGCTCTCTTTGTTCTCACCCTGAACCCACGCAACAGCCAGGTTATGAGTTGTAGCGCTAGCAAGTCGGCGAAATGATGTTAATGCGTTGAATTTCTTGTTCCGCTTTTTCGTCTTTCTACTCATTGGGAACCTCACGCAGCCTGCTCGCGACGCACGTATTTAGTGCCATCAATGTTGATCACGGCCGGCTGGTAGGGCTCACCAGATCTCTCACCGAACGCAAGCCAGTTTTTATCGACGCCAAGAATTTTGGATAGCGCCTCGATACTGCTTAACCGCGGCTCTGTCTTTCCCGTTTCAAGATCTAGATAGGTTTGACGGGCGCAGTCGAGCTGCTTTGCCACAGATACCTGAGTGAGCCCGGCGTCAATGCGCGCTTGATGTAGTCGTGCTGAAAATGGTGTGGTCATTGGTCGTTACCTCATGCTGGTCGTTTGAAAAGGGGCCGGAGCCCCAGGTTTGGCTTAGCTTGCGAATTGGCCGATAAACGTCTTGATGTGCTTAGCGTCTTCGCTGGTTAGCTTGTCGATGATGATGCCTTTGAACTCTTCGCCCATGGCTTCCACGTGCGCTTCGAGCTTTTTGATACGAAGCACTAGGGTTTGGTTGCCGATAGCGCTCATGCGTAACTCAAAGCTGCGCTCTGACAGTCCGTGATAGGGAGTGCAGGTGAACTTGAATACCGCTGGCATCGGATATTCTTCTTTGGTGCGGATCGCCATTGACTCGTATTCAGACTGACTGGCGCTAAAATCTTCAACGGAAGAATCACCGCCACGTTTGTGCTCAAATGTCATGTTACGAACGGCTGCGCTGGCGACGGAAATGTCGATCGGCGTTCCGTTGCCTTCAAATGCCTGTAAATTGCCGCTGTAGTCTTCAATCCATTCGGCAAGCACTTTCTGTGCGTTACGCTCACCGTCTATTTCTTTGAGTGCTCGGAAATCGGCCGTGGGTTTGAGCTTTAGTTTTGCCTGGTGCTTACAATGCCCAGGCTCTTTTTGGGTACCCAGGTCGAAAATGGCTTCTGCGGTCATCACGTCAGGATCAATAAAGCACTGTGCGCCGTCTTGTTCGTACTTGATCGCGTAGTTGATGAACTCATCGATGTGATTGCTTTTCATCACCCCGCGAAATTGGTTTCGCTGCGGCATATACTGCTCAAGTGAGTGGAGGTTGAAGTTATCGGGTAGGGCAGCAACCGGGAAACCAGTACCTGTCAGTTGCTTAAGCAACTCTGGTGCAGAGCCCAGGGTTTGAATTTGCGTGATTGCGGATTTGTCCATCATGGTTAGCGCACCTCTTTGAGTTTGCGTGGTTCATCGAAAGCTATTTGGCCGTTAACATCTTCTTTAGGGCGGTCGTAGGTCAGCTTCCCGCCTTTTCCGACGTAGGCAATAGAGCGGTACTGGAAGTCCTCTTTTTTCTTACCGAAGTTGAGCTTTGGCTCGTCCACGGTGATGCCCGCGATAACATCTAAGAATGAGTTATCACTGCTGCCACCTGGCTTTAACTTCAGCTTGATGGTGACTTCGCCCTGTTTGTTGGCCGCTGCCACTGCGCGGCCCACGTTAGATAGAGCAAGCCCGAGTACGTTAGCGACAACCCCGCCGTCAATGTCCTGCATTAACTTGGGAAAGTTGGTTACTCGGTCGTACTCTGGTTTCTTTTCCGTTTCATCGGTCATGGTCGTTACCTCGTTTGTTAATTAGTTCGGCGGTAAAGGTGGTGCGTATACCGCTTGGGTTTGCCGTTCTGGTGAACGATGATCAGTGCTTCCTCGCCTGAATAATGCACGTCCACTTTTGTGCCTCGCCGTCGGTATAACTCAACCAGCTCTGCCGCCTCTTGTTTACTGACAGTCTGTGTTTGGTATTCCATCGCGTTCCAAATTGTTAAAGAGCGGTATCTATAAGCACACTGTCGGCAATGCGCTTATAGATGCCCCTGAAGCCAGGGGCGGGCATTGTTATGCTGCGCGGTCGTTTAGTGATGCCATGGCATCGTCATAGCCAGACCAGTTATCAACTCCGTGCGCTTTAAGTGCGTCCAGCTCTGCTTCGCACTGCTGCAAGTGGCGGTACTCGCGCATTGAGATTGAAACCATGCCGTTATCGATTTGCTGCTTAGCACTCGGTGCCAGGTCAGTAGCTTTCTGCATGGCAGGGGCTACATTTTGAGGCTGTGCTACCGTTTGGGTTGCGGCTTGCGCTTCTTGGGTAACGGTCGCTCGACTTTGCTGTTCTTGCTCCACTTTTGCTGACTCTTCAGCCTCTTGCTGACGCTTAGAGTTAAAAAGCATTTGGAGTTGATGCTTGGCCTGGGCTGCCGCGCTTTCTGCTTCTTGTGTGCGCTCGCCGAATTTGTCTTCTGATATAGAAGTGAGCATTGTGTCGAGCTCACTCATCATTGCCTGAATTTCGTAAGAGTTTTTCGAGAAGGCCTCTGTTGGCTTGAGCTTGATGTTGTTGATCGCAATAGTCAGCTCTTGCTCTTTAAGCGCCTTGTTTCGAGCCTCTTCCTCCACCTGGGTAATGATTGCGTTGTTGATGCTTTTCAGCGCATCGTCACGAGCGGCTAGGGCATCACCTAAGAATTCCTCAAAGTGTTCTTTGGTAATGGGCATAGCTTCCAGTGCATTCGCCATCTCTTTCAGAGCCGACAGGTCTCCAGCGTTATTCGGGTTACCCATTTCACGGATATTGTCGATACGCCCGAGCATTTCTTCTTCGCGAGCTTTCTTGATCCGCGCTTGTTCTTCTTCCCAAGCTTTGCGAGGTGCCAGTACTTCGTCACGGATTTGGTTAAGCTCTTCCTCTGCGTATTTACAGGTCGCTTTAACATCTTTCACCTTGGCTTCCATATCAGAGATTGCCGCCTTGATAGCCTTAATGAGTGTTGTCTTGCTTGTGCTAACGCTGCGACCAAGAGAGCCCATTCTCTCGCGGTCTTTCTTTTGGTTGACGTCTAGAACTTCGCTTGTCGCTTCCCGGCGCACACGGTCGATGATTGGCTGAACACTCTCTTTACTGCGCAGGGCGTCTACTGCCGTTGCTGCTGGCATTTTGGTGATATCTTCAAGTGTCACTAGTTGAGTCTTATTGGTCATGGTCGTTACCCTCATCCATTTTTGATTTCAGTGCTTTGTAGGTGCTGCGCAAAGCATCCGTTGCGCCCTCCGCCGATATCCCGTCTTTCTTGGCTTGCTTCTGCAGTTGACCGATACCTTTCTCGAAGGCATTAAACAAAGCGCCCTTAGTCGGGATATTCGCTAGAAGGTTTTCAAGCTCTTTTGCTTTGGCCATCAACTCTTCAGTCTTTCTTTCGTTGATCTCCGAAGCTTTAGAGTTGAGCTCTTGGTATTTCTCTTTCTTTAGCTTGGTGAATTCTTTTTTCGCATTAGCATCCTGGGCTGCGTTTATGGCTTTGACTGCTCCCTCAAGAGCGCACGAGAGTTGATCCATATCTTCTGCCTTGCGAATTGCATCAAGGTAGGGAGAAAGGTCTTCCCTGGGAATGGCCCAATGAGGGAGAGAGGGCGTCCGCCAATCGATATATTCATCCGGTTTACCTTTTTGCCTTACCACATGGATATTCCCGTAAAGCTTGTCGCGAAAGCCTGTAGTTTTTCGGCATTCAGCAAATGTTGTGTCCATTTGATATAAGTAGCGCCCAACTCCCCACTGAACAGCAGCCCGCTTCATTGCGGTGGAGCGACCACCTTTAATGGCCTCGATGTTGGTGTTTTCGCTTGCGTCCCATTTGGTGACACTGCGGCTATCGGTATGAACGGTAATGCCACACTGGCAGCCAATCACTTTCCCTTCTGAGACTATGTCGCGAAACACTGGCTCCCAGCCGAATGGGCCAAACACCTCGTCAAAACGTTCTTGAACAGCACGTGCAGTGATATAAGGGACTGCCATTAGCCAAGCTTTTTCGCCGACGATCCCGGCTCTCTGTACTCGCCATTCGATATCGTCAGGTTCGAACATAGCTTGCAGTTGCTCTTGTTTCTCTTGGAGGTTCATATCAGGCCGCCTCTCTGTTCTGCAGCTCGAATGCTTGTTCGATGCGCTGGCGGTGTTCTTCAAAGAACGAATCTAGAGCGCTGTATGCGAATGCTTGTAAGCTAAGTAGCTTTTGCATGACGTGTGGCGCGTCGGGGTCGTAGTCCATCAAAAACTTGAGTAGGCCGTCGGCAGCTTTTCCTTCTTGGAAGTCGCCGAAGTAGAAAGAGCCAAAGTCACTGAGTGATAGGCCACAGAACTCTCTATTGCCCAAGATTCGGTCTTTGCCATCCTCAATGAATGCCTTCAGTTCATCGGCGCGAGCATCTTGGCGGTCGAGCTTGTTTGTATGCTCTGCGAGTTGAGCGTCGTAATGGTTATCAATGCCTGGAATCATGTTACAATCCTCTCGTGGTTGTGGCTCACGTCGTAGCTATGAACTTACTGCGTCGTGGTTTTCAATCATTTGGTTGTGAGCTTTCTTGGTCGTTAGCTCATTACTTGTCAGGTTTTCTTGGTCGTTAACCTGGCTCCAATCCCCCAGTGGAGATTGGTTGTTACCTCAAGCCGCGAAAGCGGCTGGGAAGTTCGATTTGGTCGTTGCGCTTCCCCGAACTAGCCCCGCCTTGTGCGGGGCTTTTTCGTTTGTTTGTTTTTCTACTTTTTAATGTATAGAAACTTACGCCACTCTGTCAATGGGTAATGTATAAAAACTTACATTTTGTTGAAGTGAGGAAGGTATGAAACAAAAAAAACCCGCTAATGCGGGCTTCTTCACAAGTTGGAACACCGTTATATAGGCGGGTTGATGGAGCTAAACGGGTCTCACATGGGCTACTACAGTGCCAACTAACCTACAGTTCCCGTTTATTTGAATGTACCTAAGTTCTGGCGGGTAGTCTGGATTAAGAGCTTTTAATAGCTTTCGACCATCAAGTATTTGTAGCTGTTTAAACGTTGCCTCTGGGGATTCTTCAAGCTGAGCAATGACGAATTTGCCATGATTTGGCTCGACAATGTCAGGATCTACGTAGATTAGGTCACCTTCTTCAAACCGAGGCGACATGGAATCTCCCCTAACTTCTAGAATATAAGTTCGAGGCCCGCATCTGGCAGGGCATGGGTAATACGTATAATCCTGCTCAGAAAATTCTTGTATGGTCGTAAAAGCCCCAGCCTGTACCCAACTTATTAGAGGACATTTTTGCTCTACAATTGGACCTTTCGCTATATTCCCCTGAGCTGGTGACTGTTCTTGGCTTCCTTCTCCATAAACTAACCAGTCAGGTGAACATTTCAAAACCTTAACTAGAGCCAGAAGGATACGGTCCTTGACGCTTTTCTGAGTGCCATTCTCAATGTTTGATACCGTGACCCTATTGAAGGTGATCTCAGGAACCAGCTTCGTCACACCGGCCGCTACATCATCTTGAGTTAACCCCAGTTCATCACGTCTTTTTTTAAGCCTACCGCCAAAGTCAAGCATTTGGCCGCTCCTAGTTATGTTCACACAATTCTCTACATTTTCGCACATCACTCAATATAAAAACTTACGTAGAAAAACTTGCCTGCAAATGTAAGTAAACGTACACTTGGACGTATCGGAGGTAGCTATGAACTCGCGAAACGACCAACTGTACGACCTGCTAATAAACATTTTCGGTAGTGAGGCGCGTATCGCCAAAGCCTTTGGCGTCGAACGAGCTGCGCACTGGAAAAGAAAAGTACCAGAGCGCGTTGCGCTTTTGTGCCATCTAAGCCCCGACATCCCTTATCAGTACAACCCTACGACATATCAGAGGGATATGAAGGGCCTTAGGCTTGTTTTAGAAAAACCAACGACCAATAACGAGGTAACGACCAATGACCAAAACCTATATTCACAAGCGGCTTGACCAGCTGGAGCAGAAGCGGCTGATCGGCAAGCCTGGCTTATCGATTAATGAAGTGCGAGATAGCCAAGTGAAAGTCCGATTTACAGAAAACGAGAATGACTTGCTATCTCTGGTTAGCGCGAAGTTGGGGCAGCCAAAGGCAGTTATTTCTAACGTGCTTCTAATCGATGCCGTGATTGATTTGCTTGCCGATGATCCATTGCTTTATGACGAAGTCATGGCCGCGTGGCGTGAACAAAAACGGCCAAATCTTGAGTTTTTCTCTGAAATCGATAAGCGCTCTCTTGATAAACATGAGCGAGAGCCGATCGAGGGCGAGTTCTGTCCAATTCAACCGCATGAGCGCCGCATCGCGCTTGTTGTAGATAACGCTGAGCGTGAGGGGGAGCTGTGAGTCGTAACGCAATGAAGGACGCAATCAGACGCCTGCTTAACGATGAAAGCGCCGAAGCGGCGCTATCTGAAATTTTCAATCGTGACGACGTTGGTGACGGTGACGCGCAATACGCGAGCGACATTAGCACGTTTAACGAAGTTGTGATTAACGCAGCGGCCAAGCGCCGCGGCGTTCGTCCCGGACAGATGCGTCTATCACTAACGCTTAATGCGATGGGAGACCCTGAGATGGCAGGGACTCAGCATGCATCCGCCATCACACCGTTGCCAAAGAAATGGCAGGGCCTGCATTAAGGGCTATTGAGTTATGAGCATTGTAAGAGCCAAGCGCAATCAACGATTCACTGTGATAGACAATACGGTTTATGCAGACAATCAGCTCTCATTCCAAGCGATGGGCCTTTTGTCGTACCTGTTATCCAAGCCTGATCACTGGAAAGTGAGCGTTGAGCAGCTAGTGAAAGTCACCGATGGAACGGAAAAGAAAACGGGCAAAGAGGGTGTGTATAACATCCTCCGCGAGCTTAAGAAGTCGGGCTTTGTTGTCACTAAAAAACACGCAACCGGCAAGATAACTTACACGGTTTATGACACGCCAGCGGATGCCGCCAACTCACCTGATACGGCTAACCCTGATCAGGGTAAACCCGAAAACGAAACTCCTGATACGGCTAACCCTAATCAGGCTAAGCCTAATCAGGCTGAGCCGACACTAGTAAGTACTGATACTAAGCAAGTACTGAGATCTAGCAAGGTAGAGTCGGCTTCGCCGAGCGATGAATCGCTGACCGACCGAGACGTCGAGGTGAAGCAAGTCATCGAACATCTGAATCAGCGAACCCAGTCAAAATTCAAAAGCTGCAAATCCAACGCTAAACACATCTCTGCCCGTCTGAGCGACGGCCATTCCGTCCCAGATCTGATGCTAGTCATCGACCACAAAACCGAAGAATGGGGCCATGACGCCAAAATGGCGCAATACCTTCGACCGTCAACGCTATTCCGGCCATCAAAATTTGACGGCTATTTAAATCTGGCGCGTTTGTCGAGATCCGGCATGGCTAAGACGGGGCAATCGGGCCCATTTGTACCAGATAACACAGACACGAGCTGGATCCGAAACTTGGATGCCATCGGCTCGGACTACTGAGGTAACGACCAATGACCATGAGGAAAGTGAGTGCGAACGTCAGAAAGCTGCCCATTGGCGGCGGTGACTACCGCGAGAAACAAAACGACCAAGAGAGCTTTGCAGCGAGAGTGATCAACCAGATCTTTGATGAGCTGCAATCTATCTTCCCGGCCTGGCGCAGTGCTCTGCCTAACGAGAAAGCAGTAGCACTGGCCAAGCGAAACTACGTGAAAGCGATGATCAGCGGCGGGGTGGTGTCGATGACGCAAGTGCGCATTGGCCTTGACCGTGCACGCCAAGAAGAAACGGATTTTTTCCCAAGCTGCGGAAAGTTTGTTGCTTGGTGCGATACCGAGGATTGGCGTCTAGCTTACGAGCGACTGATAGCCCGCAAGCCAGCACAGAGCGACGTTGAAAAATTCGTGCGCCAAGACGTGGCATACGCCATTCGCCATGACCTGAGTGAAGCGCAAGCAGAGAAGCGCTTTGCCGAGCGGTTTCGGTACTGGAAGCTGCGAGAGCGCAACGGCGACATGCCAAGCACGCAGTATGCGCTACCAGCGCGTAGCTGCGTGCACAAAAACGATATTCGGAACAGCCAGACAGAGCAGCCATTGCCTGAAGATTTCCGGCGCGGGAGTGTTTTCGCACGGATTGCACAACTCGGAAAAAAAGGAGTCCGTTATGAATAATTCGCTCAACGCTGACGAAATGCGCGCAGAGCTAGCGGCGGATGCCTTTGTAGCATACGTGCGTCTGCTATCACTGCACAGTTCTGACAAGGCCCAGGCCATTAAGGAGATCGCAGGTTGCACCGGTAAATCGGAGGTGACCGTTCGTGGCTGGCAAAAACGCGGCGTGCAAGGGCGCGATAACGCGGTGGTGATGTGCCAATTCGCCCAATTACGTGGCTTCTACTTTGGCATTCACATGCTGATGCCAACAGAAAAAGTAGTGGCGCGCTACATCGATATCGAGCGCGCAAGGCTTGGCTATGCAGCATGACCGCAAGCTAACAGCCGAGCTTTTGACTGAGGCCGGCATGATGCCGTTTGTCAGAGAAATCGCGGCACGGTTTGGCACAAACGGCAAGCTTGAAGATATTGCAGTGATCACTAAACGCGGCGGTGCTTACGTGGGTCAGTACCCACAGCGCGCCAAAAACCGCGTAGTGCCCCTCGATACGCAGTACAAGTGAGGTAACGACCAATGGCATTAATCGAAAAGCACCCGATGCGAACGCCGCTCAAAGAAATGATGGCGATTCGCAGGCATGCCGCTAGGTGGGTGAAATCGGGCAAGTATCGACTCAAACAAGGTACGCAGTTCAGCAGAGTAGCAACGATTGCGCGTGGATCGGCATGGAAAACGCTGAGAGAAATCGAAGCGGATATCCAATATTTCTTCCCCGATACGCCGGACACGCAAGCCGCAATTTCGGCAAGGCTGCGCGAAGTCAGTCCCTGTAAACATGGCCTAGTAAAACAGCGAACGTACTACACGAGCGAACGCGGCACGATTGTGCATGTGTATCGCTTGGTGCCCGTCACGTGGCTGGAAGAAAAAGCAGAGCGGGAGGCGGCATGACGGTACAAGAAATAGGCCTTGCTGTTTGGGCTGTAATCGCACTCATTGGTTACGTGCTGTGGCTGGGTAAGTTTTTCTGCGGGAATGAGAGGGACTACGACTGATGCAGCTCTCTCTCGTAAAACTACCGGGCGGTACGTTGATGCCGCTGACGGATAATGACAAGTCATTAGTCGATAAAAAGCGCGTCGGTACAGTGCTCGAAGCTCATTTTAAAGAGAATAGAAACCCACGATTTCACCGTAAATTTTTTGCGCTGCTGAATCTCGGCTTTGATTACTGGACGCCAAAAGGTGGGGCTATCTCGCCGCATGAGCGCAACCTGGTATGTCGATTTGCGAAAGAGCTGAGCAAATTAGGCGGCGCGGAGCAAGCGCTGCAAGAGCTGGCTAGTAATTACCTGGATGCCATGGCCGCAAAGCGCGCCAGTATCGAAGTGGAGAAGAGTTTCGAGGCTTATCGGAAGTGGGTTGTTGCGGAAGCGGGGTTTTATAAAACCGTGACGCTACCAAATGGCACCGTGAAGCGTGAGGCTAAATCGATCAGCTTTGCGCGGATGGACGAGCGCGAGTTCGATGAGCTCTACACCGCGTCACTGACGGTTATTTGGAATCACATACTGCATGGCCATTTTGAAGATATGGGCCAGGTCGATAATGCAGTTAACACATTGCTGGGGTTTGCATGAAGGCGAAAGCACCTGCGTTACGCAGCAAGAAACTTACTGACGCGGCGCGTGGACAGCAATGCGCACTGCAGATTGTCGGGGTGTGTAATTACAACCCTGAAACTGTCGTGTTTGCGCACCTGCCAAGCGAAACCCACGGAATGGCGTACAAATCCGATGATATTTGGGGCGTCGATGCGTGCTCTGCTTGCCATGATGTCATTGATGGCCGAATCGGTTACGAGTTCGACTCAGGAGAGCGCGAGCAGTACATGCTGCGCGCATTGCACATCACGCTGATGCGCCGCGTGCGTGACGGCGTTATTGAGATTAAGGGGGCCAAGTATGTTTGATGACAACGTTTATTCTCTAGAGCGCAAGCTGGGACGGATTAAGCAGCAGGGCGGCAGCGTGAAGAAAGTGCGCCGTGAGGCTGAAACCGAAGAGTGCGCAGAACTGGTGAAGTGGGCGCGCAAAACCGTGATTGCTGGCATTACCGTGGGTGATTTTTTGACGCATGTGCCAAACGAAGGCAAACGCGGCAAGAAAGCCCGAGCTGATTTTTATCGCCTTGGTGGTCAGCCAGGTTACCCAGACTACATTCTCGATGTCGCGGCCTGCGGCTATCACGGCCTGCGCATTGAAGCGAAAGAGCCGGGTGGCGGACGCATTAGCGCCGACCAGCGCAAGTGGGAAATGCGATTGACTAGCCAAAGCTATCTATTCGTCTACTGCTATAGCGCAGACGAAATGAAAACACTGATTACTGAATACTTAACCGGCCAATTGCAGGGGCCGACATTGGGAGGTGCCGCATGAGCCAAGGACTAGAACTGTTTATTCGTATGCATTTGGAGAAGACGCCAAGCATGCAACGTGGGCGCCAGACACTGACTGGTGATGTGATTTTGGGCGTGTTGGGTAAGTTGCAGCGCGAACATCCTTTGGGTAGTGATGCCATCATGTGGCGGTGGCTTGATGACGCGCAAGCTCGGGAGCGGATTGAGCAACGACTGCTCGACGAACTCAGGCAGGGAGAGAATGTCCGTAAAGACCTGGGCAAGCATATCGTGCTGACCGCGATAGATGCGTTTCATGGTACGCCGACGCTTGACCAGGCGCGCAAACTGAAGACTCTGTGGAAGTCGCACAGTGAACAAGCCAAGCGGAGCAAGCGGCTTATTCGTGGGTACAAGTTGAGCATAGCGAAAGCTGAGAAGCAGGAGCTGGCGGCGACGAGCGAGTTTAGGCAAAAACATTATCAGGGAGAAATTGCACGGCTGAATGGGCTTGTTGAAGCAGAGCGGGCGCGGCTTGATACATACGCAGAGAAGCAGGCGAGTAAGAGTACCAAGTGTCCGAAATGCGCCGGGACTGGGCAAGTGAAGATGAATACTTGTGGGGCATGTCAAGGGCGTGGTGCGTTGCGACTGACTGCGGATGACTTGAAGAAGATGCTACGGAGCAATGGGTTGCGAATGTCCGAGAAGCTTTGGCGCGATGAGCTGGTGCCGGTTTTTACGCATACGCTGTGGCGGCTTGATGTAGCGCACGACGAAGCGGTGCATGCGTTGAGTAAGTATTTGGTTGGGGAGAAGGCGGCTTGATAGCCGCTTTTTTTGGAGCGAATATCACAGAGTGAGCGGTAGCTAATATTTTGGCCGTGAAGTGTGAAAGACTTACCGGAGCTTTGATACATTTTATTTTAAGACTACAGGTGGTTTGTCTAGCCCCTCTGGCTGCGGATCTTCAATCCGTGATTCACAATCGATTAGTCCCCAGTTCAAGTCTGGGAGGGCCGTCAGAGTGTACCTTACGTTAGTTGTCATCGAAATCTAATCATAAGTACTAGATACTCCCATTTCGAACTGGTGATTTCTCCGATCCGCATACTTGTTAGCAGTGCAAATTTGAGTGCAATTTCATTACAGGGCTTATGTGTACGTATAACATGGGAGCTCGATTTTTGGTAAGTGCGCAAACCATTAGGAGTGATGACGCAAGTTACAAGCTAGAAAAATGAGTGCTCTCTATGTAACTCTCAGCTTCTTCAACGGGTAGAGGCTGAGAGTAGTAATAACCCTGATACACGATACATCCTAATGATTCGAGATAATCTCGTTGGTATTTCGTTTCGACGCCTTCAGCAACTATACACAATCCAAGAATATTGGATAACGAAATAATCGTCTCAATAATCGATCGGGCATTTGGCTTCGACTCAATTTCACAGATGAAAGACCTGTCGATCTTTAGCTGATTAATAGGAAGCTGTTTAAGGTAGCTCAATGACGAGTATCCTGTACCAAAGTCATCTAAAGCGAACTCAACACCTAAGGCTTGGAGTTCGTTCATGCATTGTATTACTCGCCCTACGTCATCAGCTACCATGGATTCTGTCAACTCTAACTTTAGCTTACCGGCAGGGAGGTCATATTTCTTAATTAGCTTTTGAATGACCTTAGAAAAGTTATTCGAGTGGAACTGTTGGTAGCTGATATTGACTGAAATCGATAAATGGGATTTGGTCGAGTCACCTTGCCACTTAGCCAATTGCTTGCAAGCCGTTTTGAGTACCCATTCACCTATAGGTATTATTAGTCCTATGCTCTCGGCCAAAGAAATGAAATGATAAGGACTAACTAAGCCTTTTAGGGGGTGTCTCCAGCGAATGAGTGCTTCAACTCCAATAACGATGTCATCTTTATTTACTTGTGGTTGATAGTAGAGCTCAAATTGCTCCTTGTTTAATGCCGCTCGTAAGTCTCTTTCTAACTCAAAATTAGAAAATACCGCCTTTTGCATCTCAGGCCTGAAGAAGCTGATTCTATTTTTACCCGAGCGCTTTGCATGGTACATCGCAATGTCGGCTTGTTTGAGTAACTCGTAGCTCGTTTGAGATGCGTTATTAAATAGTACAATTCCAACACTGGCGCTACTATTGTACTCATAATACTCAAATTTGTAGACCTCAGAGAGTCCTTGGCGTATCCTCGAAGTAATGGATGTGACTTGCTCTTGAGCAGCAAGTAAATCCACTTCAAAGGTTGGTAATAAAATTACGAATTCATCGCCCCCAAAGCGAGTGAGATAGTCATGCTTTCGTAAATAATGGAGAATACGTTGTGTGGCCTCCTTCAACAGGATGTCACCATGCTCATGTCCGTAGGTGTCATTAATTTTTTTAAAGTTATCTATATCAAGAAACACAATGCCATAATAATGTCCGCTTTGGGCACTGCTTATAATTGCTTGATCGATCTTTTTTATCGCGAAATAGCGATTGCCTATTCCCGTCAAAGAATCAAGGTGGGCGAGCTTCATCAGCTCATCTTGCTTTTTCTCTTCTGCGTTGGCAACTGATTGGGTGAGTTTAAAAATCCAGATCAAGTAAAAAGTGAAGAGAGCGAGGCTAAGCATCATTCTGTGATAAAACGTCTCATGGATTATTTGTTTATCAAGTTTCGAGACAAACCAAAAATCTAGGTAGCTGTTGTACAGTGTGACTACTTGACGTGACGTCTCTGAATGTGAGTCAACGAAGTCAAAAGATGAAATAGCATCACTGCCATGGCGTCTTTTCATTAACTCGCTGTAGTAGTGTTGCTCGATAGGCTGAGTATAAAGAGTGCTTTTATCTGTCGTAAACAAAGGGTAGCGGTCTTTACGGATGATCTCGATGATTTGAGTTTGATTTGTTTGCTTGTAGTCTTTAAAAAGAGAGGCTTTGTCAAGCCTAATTCCCGCTGTCATTACCGCCACGGCCTTGTCTGAGTCGTTCAAGTAAATAGCTTTACGAACGGGAATGGCCAATGCTTGACTGTCCAGGCTGTTGACTGTATAGGTTGGACCTGCATGTATCTTATCACTATCTCTCGCTTCCATGTAAGACACTCTAGTTTGTGCCAGCTCCATTAAGTTAGGTAAATGGTTAAGATCGAAGTTAGAGCTGACCATCAATGCTTTCCCATCATAATCAGCCAAACCCAGACCAATGAACGCGGGGTAGGTTTCCATGATATTATCGAGCAGAGAGACATGTATTGGGCGGGTGGGAAAACCATTTTGATAAATAAGCTGCTTTCCCAATACATCTAAAAGGGAATCTTGTGTCTTCAGATAAGACATGACGGAATTATTGAGCAGTCTTACATGGTTTTCCTGCTCCTTTTTAGCGGCTAACACTAGAGATGACCAGTTGTAGTAAGAATAGCAAGCAAAGAGCACGATCGAAGAGGCTAAAACAACATTAAAAATTACCCAGATATTGTAACGACGCCATGCTCTTTTCAGTTTCATTACCATCAAACCCGACAAATAGAACACTCTTATTAGAGGCTTGAATCGCTCTAATTGCACCGAGTGCCATCTCATTATTTTGTGCGCGGAAGTTGATTCGTTTTCCGTAAGCACAATGCCATAAGTTGTATCAACATTAATATCAATTTAATCATTTATATATACTTTATCTGCATCAGCTTCTCTCTCTCTATCACGATTGTACTGTTCATAGCTTGTATCTGCTCCTTTCATACACTCGTAGTAAGAGGACATTGTCGGTCTATTTGCACATTGGTTTTTCTCATTATTCATTAGACCTTCGTAAATTGCTTTATTGCTACACCCATACAAAAAAACAAAACAAAAAAAGACAAGAAGCTTATTCATAGCATTTCCTCTCAATACTTTCTTAGAGAACCCGTAAATTATTTTACGTATAAATAGTTCCAGGTGTCAAGATAGGAGCTATGCCACATATGAGCTCAAAACTATCAAAACTTTTAGTTGTCCGGAATGTCCTACGCAGAAAGTATGCCTATTTCACTGTAAATTTACCTAAACCCTTTCTTATTTCTAAGCTCAAACTGTCTATTTCTTGGGTCGCTTTATCTATATATGATGCACTCTCAGCTGCTTCTTGAGTTGTCGAATTTATAATTTCTACTTTTTCGCTCATATCTGCCACTACCGAGTTTTGTTCTTCAGTGGCTGTAGCTATTTGAGTATTCATATCAGTGATCACTGTCACATGGCTAATAATATCAGAAAGTGCGTGTGATGTATTATTTGACGCTTCTAGCGCAGCAGAAAGCTTTTCGCTGGTTTTATCCATTTGTTCACTAGCTTCAAAAGATGAGCTTTGTAACTCATTAATAATTTGTTCTATTTCTTTTGTCGAGTCTTGAGTTCGCTGAGCTAACCCCCTGACTTCATCTGCAACAACAGCAAAACCTCTACCTTGCTCACCGGCTCTTGCTGCCTCTATCGCCGCATTCAACGCCAACAGATTTGTTTGCTCGGCTATTTCCTTTATGACATCTAATACCGTACTTATTTGGTCAATTTTTACTCTTAACTCTTTCACCCGACAAGATGTGGCTTCTATTTGTAACCCCAATTCTTTGACATTAGAAACTGCACTATCAACAACAAGGCTGCTTGAATTAGCCAACTCACTGCACTGAGATGTCTTTTCTGCCGTCCGAACAGCACTATCTGATACTTCGTTTGCCGTGCTGCTTGTCTCACTCAGCGCAGTTGCTATTTGCTCTACATCGTTTGATTGACTACGCATCGACATTGAATTTTTATTAGTGATGCTCTTTATTTCCACAGTGTACTTCATTAATGAATCGGAAGATTTTGAAATTCTTTCTATTAGAGATTGCAAGTTATCAACGAAAACATCAAAGCTTTTAGCTAAACGTCCAATTTCATCTTCAGAACCTATATTAAGGCGTTTAGTCAAATCCCCCCCGCCTTGCGCTATCTCATGTAAAGCATCGGCAACTTTTTCAACCGGCTTTACTACAAATTTTGATAAAACATACCAATTTGTCATTAATAAAAAAACCAAGGCTGTTACTCCCAAAAAGAGTAATGCCACTGAAAGGGCTTGTAGTAAAGAGTCATTAGCATCTAGTCGGTAGTTCACATTCAAACTACCAACCCTTTTATTCTCACCCCAGAAAATATCGACTCTTTTGTTTTCGATTAACCTATCAGGCAACTCGCTCTGCTTGCTTGACTTAGCCAGCAATTTTCCGCGATGATCAGAAACTTTAATATCTTGTATATGTGGGTATGAGACATAAGAATCGATGATATTTTCGATCAGGCTTCTATCATATGAGAAAACCGGTTCTTTTAGAACAATGCCTAATGTTTTTGTTGTCTCTTTTACTTGTTCAGTCAAAGATTGGTCTAGGTAGTCTCTAGCTAAGTAATATGTTTTAAGACAAACCGCTGTCATAACAAAAATCATAACCGTTGATACAAGAGCCATAGACTTATACTTGATTGATTTCATATCCCCTCCTAGGTGTTTAATTAATGGTTGTTATAATTCAGAAATATCAAGCCAAAACTCCTTCCTGTCAAACGGAGTTTTATCATGCAAGTGAGGATTATCAAGCCTAAAGATCACTCTGTCTTTTAATCTCGATTTTTCCAATGCGTCTTTTATCATTGGATGATTAAAGAAAAGCTTATCAAAGCTCCCATCTTTTATTGCTATTTCAAGTCCAGAATAAATATCATCGTGTAAGTCTTGGTTGCTTTTATTGACAAAAAAGTAAAGCGGAAAAGGGTATATAATAAGAACATTGTTATCGATTGCGAGATCTAATTCAGGTCGAGAATCAACTTCAACCCAAGGTTCATGAATAGCCCTGGGGAAGTAATCAAACCGACCTCCCTCCAACATATAGAATAAATTTTCGTACTTGATAGTTGAAATGACAGGTATGCCTGCAGATTTTAAAACTTTAGTGTCCCCCCAAAACCTCCCTTGTCCTGCAGTAAATGATTTTAATTCGTTCATTGTCTTAATAGAAGAGAACCTTTCCTTGTCCTCGTTACGTATTATAAATATGCGATGTCCCAGTAAACCTTTAAGAATCGGAATTCTTATTGGTAACATTTTCATTTCTTTTTCTGGTGATGCACCTGCCCAGATAATGTCAATATTCCTAGATATAACCTCCTCAATTAAACGTGCTTCATTAAATGATTCATTAGACGGTGAGAAAGTCACATCTGGGCGGGTTTTTTTTAGAGCGAGGCTAAGAATATCAAATGCCAATTTTTCTTTGCTTCCATCTATATTGCGAATTTTAATATCCTGAGAGTACGCTGGTAGGCTTAGTGCAATAAAAAAAACCAAAAAAAATGTATTAAAAACTTTAATGTAAAAATCGATGTTGATTTTACTATTAGTCATATCTTGATTAATCGGAAAATTCATACTCTAACCTCTGCGAAACTGATTTTATATTCATAGAACGATTGGGGAGCTGACTCCACCCTAATCAGCAACCTATGTATCAACAGCGCTGAACTTTTCCTCAGAATTATGCGTTTAGCCTCAGCGGTGAGGTTTACCACTTCCCGGTTTCGGACCTCAGTAGACCACTGAAAGTGATTCAGCCCTAAGTATTCCGGCACCAAGTCCCAGATTTCGAATCCGAGTAGTTGTGCATACCTCACCATTATGGCGGTAGGCATATCACGGGTGCCTAGAATGCGATTGTCATGAGGAAATTCGCGCTGCAAGGCTTCAGCCACAATGGCTGCTGAGTTGGTATAGTTTAAAATCCAGGAATCCGGGGCGAAGTGACGGATGTCCTTTACTAGGGTGAGCATGTCATCTATCGAGAGTAGCCCATACGCCATGCCGCCCGTTTCTTGCTCCACGCAACTGTAAAACAATGGTACCTGCTCATCATGCTTCCGCGTGGCGAGGTCACCAGAGGGGAGCTGGATAAAGAAAAAACCTGCATCTGAGAATGCCGTTTCTTTATCCGTGGTATAAACAAACTCTTCGATCTCAGGATAAGCCTCGCGCAGCAAGCTCTCCGTCGCTTTGGCATTCGAGGCTTGTCTTTGTTCATCAATATCATAAAAGGTGATTTTGCTGAGCGAAAATACCTCTTTTCCAGCAACCAAGCTATTGGTCACCCCCAGTGTATAGGTGCTTCCAGCCCCAACGGCAGTGAGCTTTTGAGGTCTCATCATCGTTCCCTGTCAATGTGTATTGTTAATGTATTTTTTTAGTGGGACAACAGGAATACAAAAGTGATCAGATATTGATCTATGACGCAGTGGAAAACCATTTATGTGCTTAAAATGCAATTTTGATCACAGTTTTTTATGGAGGGGTATATGCCAAAGGGAGCCGACTGAGGCTAGCGACGCAAATATTGAACAATGACAGGCTCTGCGGTATTGTGAACCCATAATGCCAAAGCCTCGACCTTAACCCGGTCGGGGCTTTTTTTATGCCTGATCGGGACAGATTATGAACGACCTATTCGACAAAGTGACAGGGTACCTCACCTACTTTTTTAGTGCTCTTGGTATGGTAATCGGTGGCCTATCGCTAGAGCAGTGGTACTTCCTCTCATCCATCATTATTGGCTTAGCCATGTTTATTAGTAACCAGTGGCACAAGCGCGAAATGCGTAAGATTGCCCGTGAGAAAGGCATCATCCTCGAGCGAGACAGAGACTAAAGGTTAACTTATGCGTTTCAATAAGCCCACGAAAGCACTGCTTGTGGGGGCTGTCGCGTTGACCGGAGGGTTCGAGGGATACCGGCAAGTCGCTTACCAAGATAGCGGCGGAGTATGGACAGCTTGCTACGGTGAAACTCTTGGCATTGAGCAAGGCGACCACTTCACAAAAGCCGAATGCGATAAGATGTTTGGCCAGTCACTCCAAAAGCACAACACCCCACTCGAAGACATTCCTCAGCAGCTCCCCGCGAACGTCCACCTGGCCTCACTCGATATGGCATACAACATTGGTACCGGCGCATTTCAACGCTCAACGTTGTATCAGTACCTGCTAGCTGGCCAATATCCAGAAGCATGCATGGAAATGCCGCGGTGGCGCTTTGTCACTATCGACGGTAAGCCAAGAGACTGCCGTATAGCCAAATGGAATTGCCGCGGCATCGTCACGCGAAGAGAGATTGTGTCGCAGCTGTGCCTGGGGCAGCTCTCTATCAATGATGCTCTGGCTAGGTTGGGACAGCTTCCACTCGACAAAGAAATCATCGAACGGATTAAAGCGAATGCTGATACCGAGTAAGACAACGCTGATCACCTCTGTAGCTGCCGTGGCGGTCGTGGGGTTTCTATGGCTGCGCATAGACACGCTATCTGCGCGCAATGACACACTAGCTGCCGAACTGCGCAATGCAAAAGCCACAAGCCAAGCTCGGCAGAACATCATCACGCAATACAGCTCAGAGCGCGAGTACATGACAACGCTACTCACCAAGCGCCAACAGAAATCCAATCAAGCACAGGAGAAGCTACGCAATGACATTAAAGCGATGGAAGCGGCCATGGCTGATAAAAGCTGTCTGTCTCAGCCTTGGCCTTATGCTGTCACTAAGCGGCTGCACGAGCCGTACTGAAACCGTCGTTGATACTCAATACATCTTACCGCCAGCCGGCCTAATTGTTCCTTGCCACAAGCCACAGCTCACAGGCAACACGCCTGCCGAAACCGCAAAAGAAATCCCTTATCTGAAGTCAGCCTTGAGTCAGTGCGCAGCTCAGGCTGATGAATACCTAGAGTGGCGAAAGCAACGCGAGGATGGGCACTGACTAACTAATAACGAGTAATGCGCATAACAGGGCGCTCTTACGGGAGAGAGCGTCCGATTATGTTCATCACACATCACATGCTGATTAAGCGAGAAGCCATGAATACAGGAGTCATTGTGTTGGTAATTGGCTGGAACGGTAAATCAGCACACGTTGAGCTATCAAACGGCAGCACTATCAGCATCAAAGCCTCGCATCGTCCCAAGTTAGGTGACTGGGTCGTAGAGGGTGAGTTAAGTACGGAGTTATAAGTAGTAATGGCAACGCAGGATTGGAAAGCGTTACAAGCTCAATTCGAGCATGACCATGCTAAATACGGCACTGGCGCTAAAGAGTGGTGTGAAGCAAAAGGGCTTAATTACTCGAGTGCTAGACGTTATATCAAAGTGCGCAAAACTGCGCAGAAAAAGACTGCGCACTCTCAAACTGCGCAGCCAGTGCGCAAATCAACTGCGCAAAAGAAAACGCGCAAAAATGTTTCTAAAGACAAATCCAATAAACCATCCGCCCCCGCAAAAACGCCCGAAAAACCGCACATGGCTGAGTCTGAGCGTGATGAGAGCGGACGGTTTAAGCCTGGGCATTCTGTTTCAGCTGGCAACGCTGGTAATACAAACGTGCCGGTGAATGCGTTTGAGGAAGGCAATCAGGTAGCACGAAAAGGCGGCATCTATGCGCGGTACTTCCCCGAGCAAAAGCAGCACATGTTCGATTTGTCGCAGATAGCGACGCTCAATGATGAGCTGATGCTGACCAGGGCGCGGTTGCAGAGTGGCATTGAGTACCTTGGAAAAATCCACACCGACATGGAGAACGCGAGCTCGCTTGATGAGCGCATTGCGCTGTATGAGTCGTTTACTCGAGTAAATACACAGCTCGATACACTAACAGGTCGCATCGAATCGATGACGCGCACGCTCAGCAGCCTCGGCATTGACTCAGTGAACAAAGACAAGATTGTTGCTGACACAAACAGACTGAGAAGCGCGACGCGCAAACTCACGCTTGAAGCGGATCGCATGGCCAAAGAGGGACAAGCAGACGATACGCCGATTAGTCAGATGCTGGATGACCTGCAAGGTGATGGTACTGGCGGGTTGATGTCGAAATGACTGATGTAGCCGAAGAGCAAGAGCTCGATGAAATCCAGCGTCTACTGAGTGACAAGTGGTGGCGGATGGACAACCTCTACAAAGTGGAGAATGAGCGCGGCGAGCTGGTCACATTTAAACTGCGTCCCGCTCAGCGTTTGCTATTTGAGCTCATGCACTGGCTCAATATCATCCTAAAAGCCCGTCAGCTTGGTTTCTCGACGGCGATTGATATCTATTTGCTAGACGAAGCGCTTTTCAATAAGAACATGAAATGCGGGATTATCGCGCAGGATCAACAGGCAGCGGGCGAAATTTTCCGTACCAAGATAGAGATCCCGTTCGACAACTTGCCGAGTTGGCTCAAATCTCGTCTTAAAGTGAAAAGCCGTCGCTCAGGTGCCCATGGTGGTTACATTCTCTTTGAGCACGGCTCGAGTCTGCAAGTCGCTACATCGTTCCGCTCGGGTACAGTCCAGCGTTTGCACGTTTCAGAATACGGCAAGGTGTGCGCCAAGTACCCGCAGAAAGCTAAGGAAGTGCGCACTGGTACGCTCAACGCAATCCATGAGGGCTGCGTGGCATTCATTGAGTCCACAGCAGAAGGCGTTGGCGGCGATTTCTATGGCATGACCATGCGCTCGATGGAAATGGACAAGTCTGGGCAAGCGCTAAGCAATCTCGATTGGAAATTTCACTTCTTTGCATGGTGGCAAGATCCCAAGTATCGCAGTCCTGTTCCTGCCAGTGGCGTGACGATGAGTAAAGCCCAGCGCGAATACTTTGAAGCGATTGAGGAAGTGATGGGCTGCACAATCGATGACGAGCAGCGGCAGTGGTACGTGCTCAAAGAGGCCGAGCAGGGCGCGGAAATGAAGCAAGAGTTTCCTAGTACGCCAATTGAAGCGTTTCTTGTGTCTGGCCGTCGTGTGTTTGATGCGCAAGATGTGATGCGCGCTGAGTCTCGATGCAAAGCGCCACTGATTGTCTATGACATGGACCCGGTTACCGGCGAACGTCATAAAGTGAGTAAGCCAGAGCGACTAGACGAACAAGGGCAGCGCAGCTTGGCGAATATGACGCTAGTTTGGGAGCTGCCAGACGAGGACGAAGAATATGCAATAGGCGTCGATATCGCTGAAGGCTTAGAGCATGGTGACCGCTCTAGCATCGACGTTGTTAAGCAATCCAATGGTGAGCAGGTATTGCATTGGTTTGGACATATCGACGTGGAATTTCTCGCAGAGCTCACTGCGCACATCGGGCGTTGGTACAACCAAGCCTACGTTGGTCCCGAGCGTAACAATCATGGCCACGCCTTTATCCTTAAGCTCAAAGACATTTACCCCGGATCGCGCATTTACGCAGAGCAGTACATCGACCGCGAAGATGAAGACGAAACCGTCAAGCTCGGTTGGCTCACTACGCGGCACAGCAAGCCGATACTCACCGAAGGCATCAAAGTGCTACTCAAAAATGGGCAATCAGGCATGCGCTGGATTGGCACCGTCAGCGAAGCGCATACGTTCGTCTACGACAAGCGGGGCAGCATGAACGCACAGGAAGGCTGCTTCGATGATCAGCTTATGAGTTACATGATTGCGCAAGAAATGCGAGTGCGCATGCCGAAGCGCGTGAAGAAGCAAGAAACGCAGCGTGAACACAGACACTGGATGACGCGATGAAACTGAATAAGAGCTCAATTGATACTGAAACGCTAATGAGCATCATGGCTGACATTGACGGCCAGCCGAATTGGCGAAGCAATGCGAACAAGGCGTGTGCCTACTACGACGGTGATCAGCTCCATCCCAAAATTGTTGAAGTGCTGCGTGAGCGTGGACAGCCGGAGACCATGCACAACTTAATCGCGCCAACGGTAGACGGCGTGTTGGGGATGGAAGCCAAAACTCGCACTGACCTGTTGGTGATGGCAGATGACCCCGATGATGAGACCGAGCAGCTTGCCGAAGCTATCAATGCGCAGTTTGCCGATGTGTGTCGCCTTGGTCGGTTAGATAAAGCACGCTCGGATGCGTATGCCGGCCAAATCAAATGTGGTATCGGATTCGTCGAAGTCTATCGCAACCCCAATGCGTTTGGGCCGCGATACAAAATCAAGAATGTGCCGCGGGATGAAGTTCACTGGGATTGGCTATCCGTCGAGCCTGACTGGTCAGATTGTCGCTGGGTGATGCGTGAACGCTGGATTGATGCCGATGAACTCAAGTCATTGGTGCCGAATAAAGCGGAAGTCATCGACCATGCCGTCAACGAGTGGAAGGGCTTTGTTGACGTAGACAACATCGAAGGCCACGAGGCCGGGCTAGTGTCAGCATGGGAAGAATACCAGAGCTGGAGTCGCCGCGAAGCAGAATACCTGAGCTCTGACCGCAAGCGCCTAAAACTACAAATCGTCTATTTCCGCAAGATTGAGCGCAAGCCGATAATTCGCCTGAGCAACGGTCGCGTGATTGAGTACGACAAGAACAACACCATGCATGCCACCGCAGTAGGCATGGGTAAAGTGCAGGTCGAGATGACGCAGGTATCACGCATTATCGAAACGTGGTTTGCTGGACCCCACAAACTGGGCGAGCGTGATTGTGACGCGCCGAACGGCATGTTTCCGATTGTACCGTTTTTCGGTTACCGGAAAGACTCGACCAACGAGCCCTATGGCTTGATTGCGCGTGCCATACCGGCACAAGACGAGGTTAATTTCCGTCGTATTAAGCTGACATGGTTACTGCAAGCGAAGCGCATTATTGCTGACAATGACGCCACGAACCTAAGCCGCGATCAGCTGATTGAGGAAGTAGAGCGGCCGGACGGTTATATCCCGCTCAACCCTGACCGTCGCAACAAGAAGACAATCAGTGAAGCGTTAAAGGTAGAGCAAGACTTCAACATCGCGAACCAGCAGTTCCAAGTGATGCAAGAGTCAATGAAGTTGATCCAGGATACGATGGGCATTTATTCCGCGTTTCTTGGTCAAGAGGGTGGAGCTGATTCTGGTGTGGCCATTGCTAACCTGGTGGAGCAGGGCGCAACCACGTTGGCGGAGATTAACGATAACTACCGATATGGGTGTCAGCTCGTTGGTGAATTGCTCTTGGGCTACCTCATTGAGGACATGAAGAAGCAGCGCAACAAGAAAGTCACGCTGCACAAAGAAGATAAGCACAAGCGCAAAAACATCGTGATTAACCAGGAGACCGAAGCGGGTGGATTAACAAACGACGTGACGCGGTTACGTGCTCACATCACCCTGGCGCCAATCCAGCAAACCACCGCATACAAATCGCAGCTGGCTGATCGCATGATGCAGCTTACCGCGCAGCTACCACCGCAAGTGCAAGCGGCAGTGATTGATCTTGTTGCTGAGCTATCTGATATCCCGAATAAGTCGGAGTTCATGGAGCGGGTGCGTAATGCGATGCAAGTTCCCAAAGACCCAGAGGACATGACAGAAGAAGAGCAAGAGGCTTATCAGCAGCAACAAGCCGAGCAGCAGCAACAGAAAGAGCTGGCCATGCGCGAGATGGCCGCCAAAGTTGCTAAGCTTGAAAGTGAGGTCGAGAAAGTCAGAGCCGGCGCGAGTAAGGATGAAGCCGACGCGGATAGCAAACGCTACTCAAACGCGAAAACACAAGCAGAGACCGGCAAAATCATCAAAGAGATGGAGCGGCTAGCGCAAGAAATGAATCAAGCCAAAGCGGAGTATGAGTCGCTGCTTAGCCAGCAGATCGAGTCGCTAGCTATCTAGATATGTTTTCGGCTTTGGGTGTACTTCATTGTATATATCAGGTGCATATATGCGGCGATTGGCATGGTTTATGACGAAACCACAACCACGTAAAACACCAATCCAAAATAAAGAAGGATAAACAATATACATGATTAACAGCTTTGCATTATCCGATGAGAAAAGACCAGCACTTAGGTCTACGTCAGTCGCCAGACCCATGATAGTTGGGGTGCTTTCAGTTGATACAAGAAGACTACATACAGAAACTAATAAAAAAGCAAAACTGTATTTTTCCATTCTGAGCGCTTCGTGATTTTCAGCGGTTTGTTCTAAGGCCATTTTATATGCAACTTCATTGTTGTTTTTTAAGGCATACTGAGACAGGGATATAGGATACAGGTAACTTCTTTTTTCTTCGCGATGGACTATCAGTTTATCGAAAAAGCTAGAAGCACCCGTCTCGATAGCAATAAACCTAATAAAGCTCATTAATGGCGGTATGACAAAGACCATAAATAGGCTGAAGCAACACAGAAAAACAAGGGCAGAGCCCTGCGTAACGGAGGAAGTGAGATAGTCCCAATTCACAGCGAGTATCGAAGTATTTTGGGTGTAAACTAGCACTGCGTCTAACATCAGCGTGAATGTCGATAACGCGACAAAATAACGCAACTCATTGGCTTTGCCCATTGCGGTTTCCATGTATTCTAGTGCTTTGCTCATATTGATACCTACTCCTACTTGTGAAGCCTCGCGTTGAGACTGTTGCCTATTAAAATCGGTTGCGATAGATTATCCCCATATTGCCAAAGCCTCACCTTAACCGGTGGGGCTTTTTCGTTAGTGGGTAAGCAAAGTTCGAGCTTGCTCCCAAAATGCCTTGTTTTTAGTGCTTCTGGGTTTATTGTGCATGGCAATCTAGTCTATTGTGCTCGTGCTGCAGCCCCCGCTGCGCACTTACTCCATAGAGCGACATTTAACTTCTTGTAATGCTTGCTCACCTATTCGCTCTGGCTATTCCAGAGCAGTCCCTATCTTTATATTTTTCGCCTCGGCACTTGCCGGGGCTTTTTTGTATGTGTCGCTAAGCGCTTTCACGAGAGTGCTTAACCGCACAGACAGCGACACGTCTACACACAGGAGAGGCAAATGTTTGAAGTAACCGGTAACGAAACAGTTGAAGAGCTAGAAGCGATGATGGAGCAGTTCGACGACGCTGAGCTAGCAGACGATGACAATAGCGCATCCGAGCAGCCAGCGGCGAAAGCTGAGCAATCAAGCACTGATAGCGAAACACCGTCAGATTCGGATAACGCCGATAACGCGGACTCGGCATCCGCAGCCGAAAGTGACAGTGCAGCAACTGAGGGCGACGACAAGCCAAAGGGCGTTGCGACCAAAGATGGCGAGCACGTTATTCCTTATGACGTTTTGGAGCGTGAGCGCACTGAAAAGCAACAACTCAAAGAGCAGCTTGAAGCGATGCAGAAAAAGCAAAGCGAATGGGAGCAATCTCAGCGCTTGCTGGAGGTGCGAAACAAGCAGCTTGAAAAACTTGGCGTCGAGCCCGACGACTTACCCGAGAACTTCAAAATATCAGAGCAGCAGCTCGATACACTAGCAGAAGATTATCCCGAGATTGGCCAAGCCATTCGCGGTCTATTTGCCAAAGTCGAAGCTGTGAGTCAGCAAACTCAAAGCGCACCAGAAACGAAGCCAGCCGAAAACGATCCGGCATCCGAGCGAGACGTCGTTGGGGAAGCCATTGCCAAACATCCCGACTTGGCAAAGTGGTCAAACGAACGCGGCGAACAGTGGCAAAAGGCGATTGAGTTTGATGACAAGCTGCGTGCTGATCCTGCATGGGCTGAGAAGTCCATTGATGAGCGATTTGCGGAGGTAGCCCGACTGACCAAGGCGCACTATGCGGATAGCGCAAAAGCCAAGGCAGACAAGGCAGAATCTGACGCAAGTAATTCGCTACCCCCATCACCGAGTGAAGCGGGCTCTACGAGCAGTCAAAGCGGCTCTATCATGGACAAGGTCGCCAACGCTGACGAAAGTGAGCTGTACGGCTTAATGTCTGGGATGACCGAAGACCAGATCGAAGAGCTTCTCTCTCAAGTTTAAATCCGTCGTGTAGACGGCATCGAGCACCCGCCCATCGAGGCGGGTGTTTTTGTTTGAGGGTTTTATAACATGACCACGATTACCAAAGCGCAAGCGAAACGCTTGCAGGAAGTCGCGCTATTTACCGCGGCAAACCGCAACCGAAGCATGACCAACATGCTCACCGACGCCGCGCCACAAAAGGCGCAAGGCGACAAGAAAGGCAATAAGCAGTCATCCCCCGGTGCGCCAATTGTCACCGTGAATGACTTGACCAAGACAGCGGGCGACACCGTGGACATGCAGATTGTTCACAAGCTGTCTAAACGCCCAACAATGGGTGACAAGCGCATTGCGGGCAACGGTGAAAGCCTCGACTTCACTGACTTTGAGCTGTCAATCAACCAGGGCCGTCACCAAGTCGATGCCGGCGGCAAGATGAGCCAGCAGCGTACTGGCCACAACTTGATGAGCACAGCGCGCACGCTGCTTGGCACCTACTTCAACGATGTGAAAGACCAGCTAGCCACCGTGCATATGGCGGGCGCACGCGGCGACTACATCCAAGATGACATCATCGTGCCGCTCGACAATCACGAAGACTTTGGTGACATGCTGGTTAACCCCGTCATGCCGCCAACTTACGATCGCCACTTCTTTGGTGGTGATGCAACCGGCTTTGAGCAGCTTGACCAGGCTGACGTGTTTGGCATGGAAACGGTGGGCAATATCTCATTGTTCATCGATGAGATGGCGCATCCGCTCCAGCCCATTCGTTTCAAAGACGACAAGCTGGCGGGTGATGAGCCTTTCTTTATCCTGAACGTCACGCCTCGCCAATGGCACGACTTTAAGCGCACATCCACATACAAGGACTGGCAGCAGCTGATGGCAAACGCGATGAAGCGCCGTGGCAGCTTCGATCACCAAGTGTTCCGCGGTGAATGTGTCATGCACGGCAATATCTTGGTGCGTCAGTACAAGGGTATGCCAATCCGCTTTAACCCTGGCTCAACCGTCGATGTGTCGAAAAACGACAACAAAGCGACGACCCAGCAAGTTGAAGCGGGCACCACCATCGATCGCGCCATGCTGATTGGTGCGCAAGCACTGGCTGATGCATGGGGTAAAACCAAAAACGGCAGCCAGTTCTCGATTCACACCGAGAAAACCGACGCGGGTAACCGTGATGAGGTCACAATCGGTTGGATGAACGGCCTGAAAAAAGTGCGCTTCGCGGACAAGACTGGTCGCCTCAATGACCACGGCGTGATCGCGCTCGATACCGCGGTGTCAACTGGCTACTAATCGGGATGCGGCCTAACGCCGCGCCCTTCTGCCTAATTCTTATCTAAGAGGTTTATCTCATGGCAACGATTAAAGCACCGAGCATGCACGACCGCATCTACGTTGGCGCGCATGGCAATGTATCAATGGCGCTGACCCAAGCGTCACTCAAAGCAGCCGCCATTGGCGATGTGGTGGAAATGGTGGAACTGCCGATTGGCTTGTCGCTCACCGGCTTCCGTGTTCATACCGATGGTCTTGGCGCGTCAGTCAAGATTGATATCAAGTCGGGTGATGATGTGCTTGCCGCTGATGTGGATGTATCAAGCAAGACCGACGAAGCCTTGGTTGTCCCGCCTACCTACAACGACGAAAAGCGTGTTTTGAAGGTGGAAATCAAAGGCGGTGAAGCGACGGGTACGCTGCAAGTCAATCCCGAGTACCGAGTGATCGGCTACTAAATCAAACCTGGGGCGCAATCGCGCCCCTTTTTGTTTTGTTTCAGATAAGCAGGTACACCAATGAAAATCGCAATTGCCTACGTAGGCCCCAAAGAGTTTAAGCGCGATACCATCACCGGCTCGCGCCAAGTATTCCCCCAAAACAAACCGATCGAAGTGTCAGAAGAAGTCGCCGCGGTATTGCTGCGTTTCGACAAAGTGTTTGTTGAAGCGGATCAGATTGACGATGTGCTCAAAGCGCGTGAAGAAAAAGAGCAAGCGCGCAAAGAAGCGGAAGCCAAAGCCGAAGAGGCACGCAAAAAGGCAGAGGCCGAAGCGTGCATGGTCGTCACCCTTGGCGGTGAAGAAATCGACTTGAACAAGCTGAATGGGGCGCAAGTGGCAACCTTGGTCGAGTCGCATGACTTAGATGTCGCTAAGGGGCCACAAGAAAAAGTAGACGCGTACAAAAAACGTGTTCGTGACGCCATCCGAGCGAGCGAGGGCGAGTAATGCGCACCGTCCCCGTTGACGACTTCCTTCCTACGCTACGCCAAATGGTTTCAACGCCACTCCCGATGCAGATGAAAGACGCGATCATAAAAAGTGCGATCCGCTTTTGTCGCAAGACGGGGGTGGTGTTTACCGAGCGGACGATTTACCAAGTCTACGCAGGGCAGACCATTAAGGCGGTATCTGGCAGTCGGGTCAATCGCAAGAGTGGCGGCAACCTAAAGGCATCGGATAAGAGTGAAGTCTCCATTGATGGTGTCGAGCTCGTTGCAGGGCAAGACTTTACCCACATTGAAATGGACGATATTTACTTTTTGCGTGACCTACGTAATGTCTCGATCCGTTGCGCCGTGGAGCCGGCACCCAATGCAAAAGAGCTGCCCGCAAAACTTCTGGATGATTGGGTATATGGTGTTTGTGCGGGGGCGGCATCATGGCTTTATGGCCAACCCAACTTGATGAATGGCGATCTGCACGGGTATTACGAGCGAGAGTTTATCGAGCAGACGCGTCACGCGGCGCGCTGGCGTTTAGAAACCCAACCCCAAACCACTCGCCCCACGCGTAAGCGGAGCTTCTTCTAATGATTCAAGTGTCAGACATTATCAACCGCGTCGCCAAAGAGCTTATCGATGACGGTTTCGTATATTGGTCGGCGGATGAGCACCTTAGCAACCTCAATGACGCTGTTAGCGCTATTTTGTTCGTGAAGCCGGAAGCGACACGGACTACCGTCGAAGTCGATGTGGTAACGGGACAAAGTCGGGTCAGCCTACCAGAAGATGCCTACACCATTCTCAGCGTTAACCAGGTCGATGGGATTGGCGTTCAGTACATTGCAATGTCTGAGCTTGACCGACTTTACCCAGATTGGCGCAATATGACAGACACGCCTTCCAACTGGACGAAGTATGACAACGAAGATACCAGCTTTTGGCTGTTCCCCGCGCCTGATGCTGACGCCAAGGCAGAGATCGACTACGCCAAGCAAGTTCGTGCGTCGTCAATAGACGACACCTTGTCTATTCAAGCAACCTACGAGCCGATGCTGTTTGATTACATGCTTTATCGTGCTTATTCGAAGAACGCGAATAGTGAGTCCAGCGTGTCTCGTGCCAATCTTCACCTGCGTTCGTTTGAATTGCTTTTAAAAGGCAAGTCAAACATTGACGTGCGTGCTCGCCAGCAGATAAAGCAGCAATAGGAACGGCGAATGATTAACGTAAAAGGCATATTGACGGATGCAGAGGGCGTGCCACTACCTCTGGCCATCATTGAGTTTTACTCAACACGCAACGCCGGGGAGAGCTTGAATGGGGCAGCAGCCGTTACCCGAACCGATGAGCATGGTGGTTATGACTTCACATTAAAATCGGGTGAGTACGAGGTGTACGCCCAAGTGGCGAAAAGCACTGACGTCTATTTTGTGGGCGAGTGTACTGTCACGCAGTCCATGACGGGTGCCTATGACCTTGAAGCGTTAATGTCGATGGCTGTTCCCTTGCTGCCAGAGTCGGTTACGCAGGCTATCGATGCCGCCGATACCGCAGTTGAAGCTCGCGGACAGATTCAGGTGTTGCATAGCAGTGTTGAGCAGTATGCAGGGAGCGCGAAAGTATATCGCGACGAGTCGGCCGCTCACGCAAATGCTGCCGCAATAAGCGCACAGGCTGGGTCAGAGAGTGAGTCTAAGGCCAAAGCTAGCGAAGAGGCCGCAGCGCTACACGAACAGGCAAGCGAAGATAATGCAATCGCATCAGGCAACGCCGCATCAGAAGCAAGCCAGAGTGAATTGATGGCAGCGTCACATGCAGAAAAGGCGCTAGAGCATAAAAACGCGGCAGGCGTCAGTGAAGGCAACGCCAAAAAGAGCGAGTTAGCAGCGAAGGCGAGCGAGCAAGGCGCTCTAGGTCATAAGAATGCGGCCAGTCTCAGCGAGAATAATGCCCAGAGTGAGGCAGCGGCATCAGCACAAAACGCCCTGGTAGCAACAGAGCAAGCAGGTATTGCAACAGAGCAGGCAGATCTTGCTGCGAGTCGGGCGAATGCGGCAGCAACGAGCGCAGATGACGCTAATAGTGCGGCAAAACGTGCAGAGTCGTCCGCAGCGGCGATGACAGGTGCGCTGCTAGAGATGGGGGCGGTTAATTTATCGAGTGGTGTCGCTCCCGCTCCTTATGAAGACGAAGAGGGCACCAAGCGTGCCTGCTTTTGGAAAGTTGTTGTCCCTGGTGTCATTGATGGCGTTGATTACGGGGTAGGTGACAGTATTGTCTATTCCGCCGAGCTAGACACGTATTACAAAATTGATAATACCGAGTCAGTTACCTCGGTTAATGGCAAGAAAGGCGTTGTGACTTTGTCTGCTGTGGATGTCGGGGCATTGCCAGCCGGCAGCAATGCGGTGAGTGCGAGCAAATGGGCCACACCTAGAGTCATTGCCGTCGATGGCGATGCGCAAGGCTCAGTAACCATTGATGGCAGTGCTAATGTCACTCTCTCCTTGTCTATCAGAGACGCCACACACGCCCACGCGATTTCAAACATCACCGGTCTTCGTGCCGAACTTGACGGCAAGTCAGAGACGGGGCATAGCCATACGGCCAGCGAGGTTGGCGCACGCCCTGATACGTGGGTGCCCAGCTTTAATCAAGTGACAGGTAAACCAGCCTCTTACCCAACAATCTGGAGCATGATTGGCAGTAAGCCGGAAACGGCCACGCGATGGCCCACGCTGACGGAAATAGGCGCGTTGGGCAAAACAGAGGTGGCCGACTCTGTTAAGCCAGCGACTGCCACAAAGTGCGGCGGCGTAAAAATTGAATTTGACGGCACCACTCTAAACATCGTAACGGGGTAGGTTGTGGCGGATACGCGGAACCTTAGCTTAAACGGAGTAACCGTTGGTAACGTCACTTTTAATGGCCAACAAGTCCAGGTGTTACAAATTGATGGCGTGCCAGTGTGGGAAAATGACGTAACCACGCGCTACACCACGAGCCAAAACACCGAGTACATGACGGACAAACTGACGTCGAAAATAACGGCTTGGGGAACCAGTAAGACAACAAGCAAATCAACTGACTTTACCACCAGTTATGGCACCTCGTATGGCACATCCTGGAGCACATCTAGGAGCACATCGAGGCAAACGGGTCGCCGCACGTACTATACGGCGGGCGGTAGCCGACCAATATCAACCAGTCGCTGGACATCTTACTGGACGGGCTGGAATACCGTGTGGGCGACGTCTCGAAGCACATCGCGAGGCACTAGCCATGTCACGCAAAGAGCGACGAGTTACGTGACATCTACAGAAGACTCCCGAAGCACCGAATTTACCACAAGCAAATCCACGCTCAAGAGTACATCTTGGGAAACAAGCAGAGTGACGAATCAATATGGCAACGGATAAAGAAAAAATAGCTGAGCTTGAAAAGAAGGTCGATCGGCTTTACGAGTTGGTGGAGAGTGTGGCCCTTAATGTAGTTGAGCATACGACAAACATCGATCGGCAAATTAACGACAAGCTAAAGAGCTTGACGCGTCGAGGTCGGACTACCAATCATCAATCTACACGCTAGCTTCTCGCATGATGAATAATGCGTTCAATCTGATCGACTCGGCATCAGGGCTGTTAGATAGAACAGGCGTGGTAGGGAGCAACTATCCCTCTGGCTTTCAGAAAGCTGTCGATTACTTTCAAGCACGCAATGGTGGCCGAAAAAGCCAGTACGATTTGTCATATGAAGGTAGTAGGGATGAGTTTGTACACACGCCAATCTTTAACGAGATGTTGTATATCAGCACCACGTCAAACGATTTCAATACCCACCTAATTGAGTCTATCGCGAATAAAACGCGACACGTTGAGTTGTGCTTAAAGCCCAAGTATCTCCAGCTTGACTATCCAGGCAGTGTTGGTGAAGTGATCATTATGCCTGGCTCTAACCTGATGCAAGAAATCGACCCAACGGTTTTAAAGGTGCTCGCCAAGCGGGGAGCAAAGTGCAAGCTACACCCCATCACGTGCCGGCTCGATATATCGCTGTGTAAAGAGCGGATTGAGATCATAGAGGGGCATTTTTCTGGCGTTGACGTTGTGAGTAAGTCAACCCGTGTTCATGCCGCCGATAGCAGTGAGCTGGGGCTTATTGCCAAGTATCTCGGCAAAGAAGTCACTCGGCTGTATTTGCGTCGCCCTGGTACGTATTGCGCGCTTTACGACAACATTGACCAGATGGATACCTGGTTAAATTCTGCTAAGTCCGGCGTGATCAGAATGGATCACTACAAAGAAGATATTGATGAATACCTCGAGCATTACTGGCGTCATCACGACGATAACGTATCGCTATATTAAAAAGCAGCTTGAGTGCGTCCTGCCCCAATTAAACAACGTCATTGTTTGCTGTGATAACCCTGACCTCGATTTATCGTCACTGACACGCGATCCGCGAATAACACTCATAAATACCGGAGGGGTAGGTCAATCAAAAGCCAGGTTGGAGGGCGTTAGGCGTGTCAAAACTGAGTATGTCCATGTGATGGATGATGACGACTTTCTTTGTCGTAATTTCTATCCCAGCAATATTGCGCGGGCGGATGTGTGGTTTACCCAGAATATTGCATTGCTGCGCGGTTGGGGTTTGGAGACAAAGGACTTTGATATTACGCAGGTCAATGTGAGCTGCCACATTGTGCGCACATCAATCATGCTTGAGTGCTTGGAGGTGTGCCAGGACTTTACCAACCAGGCAGAGGATCACGTTTACTACGACTACTTTGGCAAGTTTGACGTCAGGGAGTTCGATGGCTCGCTCCTGCGCCTGCTGATAAAAGAGCGGCACCTGAAAACACTCAATGAGCCTTTATTGGATGCGTTAAAGCGCATCATCAGTGAGCCCTGCCGGTGCACTAATCCGAGGTATCGGCGCATCCTCATGAAGTACAGAAAAGTTAATAAGAGGATTGTATGTATATAGTGCAGTGTGTGAACAAAGAGTACTTAGATCCTTACTATGTATCTCGGCAAAGTCAGATAGAGGCGGGCGTTCCCTATGAGCACTTGCTGTTTAGTTACGATGACTTGCCTGTCGATCACATCAAAATTGAAGAGCCTGCTTGGCAAAATGTCACCGAGTTTTCTGATGTTGAGATGAAAGGGATGGTGCTGAGGCTGGCGGCGTTTGACTGGTTGAAAGCAAACGGGTTTGACCGCGTGCTTTACATTGACTGTGACACAATCATTCAAGGCGATCTTTCCGAGCTTGAACACGTCAATATCAAGGGTAACTGGCTCGCGGCGGCTTCGGAAAACCACTGCAAGTATTACGATAAAAGCATTTATAAGCACCGATACCCCCAAGAAGAGCAGCGACGATTCGAGCTTAACCCCGAATACTTCAATAGCGGCGTTCTACTCCTAGACTTGCAAAAATGCCCCGTTCAGAGCTTTGTTGACGGCTTTGGCCTAGAGCTGGATCGCTATCTATTGCCCGATCAAGACTACCTCAACTCTTTAGCTATCCCTTATGCGCGAATGCCGAGGACGTATAACTGTGTGCCTGAAATGCGCGTTGCTGATTTGCTCGAAACGCAGCACCTTGTGGATCTTCATCGCGAGTTGCTGGGCGCGGATATTATCCACTTCGCCGCAAGGATAAAGCCATACACGGAAAACAAGCTGGATTACTACGGTTTACAGATCCCGTATGAGCGATATTACGAGTATGCACAACGCACCGAGGGAGTAAGCCAAGGGTTCCTGGACATCATCAAGGGAAACGTAGATCTGTTCAAAAGCACCATCAATTGTATAAGGCCCTTTCTATGAATCGACCATTATGCACCGCACCATTTACGAGCTATTCACATAAGCCTGAAGGGTTTAGGCCCTGTTGCTCGCGTCACGCGAAGCCGGTGCAGGCAGATACGAGACGTTGGTGGAATGGCGAGTACATGAGGCAATTGCGCAAAAACATGTTTGCTTATGAGACGCTGCCGCAAGAGTGCAAAGATTGCATTGATGAAAACGGCGCAGGTGGTGAGCAGTATTCGCACCCGTTTAACTTAAAGGACTATAACGAAGCAACAGGCGTGATGAGAGCCCAGCCTAGTCAGGTGTACTTGTTTACAGGTAATCGCTGTAATCTTGCCTGCGAGACGTGCGACTCAACGTTTAGCGATAAGCACACTGAGGTATTCCCTGAGAGGGTTATCCCCGTGGAGGGGGAGCTTCTCGATCCGATGGCTATCGCAAGAAAGTTTTCACCCAAGCAGTGGGTAGTATATGGCGGGGAGCCGTTTATATATGAAAACATTTATGAGTTAACACTCATGCTGCTGCAAAAGCCTGGCATCGTGTCTTTCTTGACGAATGGCATGTATAACGTCAAAACGCACCCCGTCTTCCAGGACATGATCCTCCCTAACCACAAAAAATTCTCAGTGTGCTTTTCTGTCGATGGTGATGCGGCACTGAATGAGAAAATCCGTATCGGCGCAAGCACCAAAAGGATACTGGCCAACGCTAAAATCTGCGCCGAAAAAGGGGTGACGACAGACATTCACTACACGCATTCCTCCTTAAATAGCCACGGCTTTGTGGATTTTTGCAAAATGCTGTTAGACGAAGGCATGTACGATTACCCATTCAGTATCAATACATGCCCCGTCGAGTTTCCAGAGGCGTTTTCGCCTAAAGGCTTGCCAAATGAAGAGAAGCGGCGCGTGATAGAGCAAGTCAGCGACTTCATGAAAGAGGACATCCCCGAGGATATGCTGGTCGCCTCGCGCAATATCATCTCTTCTCTGCAATACCGACAGGTTGGCGACATCCTGTAGGGGCTCAACCAGAGCGCCCATTCCTTATTCTTTCACGCTTTATAAAGAGCCCTTCATGCTAATTGACATTCAAATGATGCGCGGCGAAGTGCCCCGCCTCAAAGACCACTTATTGCCTAACGAAGCAGCGACATTGGCAAGTGATTGTGAGTTTGAGCGTGGCGTGATTGCTCCCATGCTCGATAATCGTTTTGCGCTAGATTTGCCATACAGCGCGAAGCGTTTGCACAAGTACGACGGCGCGTGGCTGCTATGGAGCGATGCCAGGGTAAGCGCGATTGATAGCCCCCTTTCCCAAGACGAGTGGCAGCGCGTTTACTTTACCGGTGATGGAAAGCCGAAAGTGACGGCGCAAGATATTGCCATTGACGGGTCAGGCTTTGGCCCCGCAGCAAGTTATGACCTTGGCGTGCCCAGGCCAGCGCTTCCGCCAACGGTAACAGATGTTGATGGATCAACCGGTGATTCGCCGCCGGATGGCGAACCGGCAATGATTGACGACGAGGATCGGGTCTATATCCAGACCTATGTCACGCGGTTTGGTGAAGAGAGCGCGCCCGGTGACCCGTCTAACTCCGTGCTGATTGAAAGGCCTGGCTCGACTGTAACGGTGCAGTTATCTCAGCCATCAACGAATACACACAATATTACCCACACGCGCCTTTATCGCTCGGTAACCGCGGCAGGTGTGGGCGAATACATGTTGGTTGCAGAGCTGCCGATAGCGACAAGCGAATATCAAGATACAGAAAAAGAGCTCAATAGCGCCGTTGTTGAAACGTGGGACTATGATGCGCCGCCGGAGAACATGCAGGGACTTTGTACCATGGCTAACGGTATCTGTGCGGGCTTTGCGGGTAATGAAGTCATGTTTTCAGCGGCCTATTTGCCTTACGCATGGCCTACGTCCTACCGGCTTACGACAGAGCATGACATTCAAGCCATTGTGCCCGTCGGTACATCGTTAGTGGCAGCTACAAAAGGGATTCCGTTTGTTTTCTCAGGCGTGACGCCGGATGCAATGACAGCCGCCAAGCTGGACGTTGAACAATCTTGCGTTAGCGCTGAATCGTTAGTGGTCGTTGCGGGGATGGCGATGTATGCCTCACCTGATGGGCTTGTGGTGGTTAGCTCGGATGGCGCCGCTATCGCTACCGAGGAAATTATCGACCGCAAACAGTGGCAAGCAATGAAGCCAGAAACCATTAAAGCGGTTGCCGTTGAGGGCTGGTATGTCGCGCAGTCTGAAGTGGGCGGATTTATTTACGATCCCTTATCCAAATCGTTCACGCGGATTAGCGAGCTGTGGGATGCGAGCTATGTGGATCTCGCCCAGGATGCGCTCATGATTGTGAGAGGCTCTGAGCTTCAAGAGTGGCGAGCGGGCAGCAATAGCAAACCAATGACATGGCGCTCTAAGTCTTTCGCGCTGCCCGTTGGGGCGTCATTGAGTGCGGGAAGAGTGAGGGCGGATAATTACGGCGACCTGAGAGTCACTATCTTTGCTGATAATCAACCTGTTTTATCACTCAGTCCTGGAAGCGTTACCGATCGCCCTTTCCGGCTCCCGCCTGTTCGCGCCAGCCGTTGGCAGATAGAAGTGGCAGGTAGAGCGAGCGTTGAGCGCATCATGCTGGCAAGTAGTGTTGAGGAGTTGCTGTAATGTCAAAGAGCGGATTCGTCGGCGGAAGAAATGAGCAGGCACTCTATGAAAACATCGAAAAGCTAACAGGTCAGCGGGGCAGCGGCCTAGATCGGGCGATTACAGTCAGGGAGCTCCATGCGCTTGGGCTGGTCAATGTGAGGCGTCGAGCAGGTGGCGGGGTCAATGTTACGCCGGCACCTAACACAAACGATGGTGGCGGCGTCGAGTTGCCATCACAAATGCCTAGCGCGCCGATGAATCTGCAGGTGTCGGGTGGCTTTGGAAGTATCATGCTGACCTGGGACGCGCCTGACTACTTGGGGCATGCTTATACCGAAGTTTGGCGTGCTAGCACGAACGACATTGACGCAGCGACGTTAATTGCAACCGTTTCAGCGACGGTTTTTGGTGACATCGTTGCCGCGGGATCTGCCTTCTATTACTGGGTGCGCCACGTCAACATTAAGGATATTCCGGGGCCGTATAACGATAGGCTGGGAGTTCAAGGTAAAACCAGTGAGGACATCGAGAATGTCGTCGATCGCATAGGTGAACAACTGGGTGCGTCCAAACTGGTGAAGGAGCTCAACGAAAAGGGCACGTCTGCATTTCAAAGCATGTGGAGCCAAAAGGCGCAAGCTGAGGACATCACTGCAGGGATTGGCATTTTGGCTGACGATGACGGAACGAGCCAAGTCGCTGTCAGTGCAAGTCAGTTCTTTGTGTTTGACCCAAACAGCGACGCACCAATGCAACCATTGTTCGCTATTGACCAGGGCCAGGTCATTATCCCTGAAGCCGTCATCGAGTCGGCAACTATTCAGATCTTAGAGTCGCAATCTATTGTTGCCGATGAGGTGCGAGCAGGGGCTTTTGTTAGTTCTCCGATTATTGAAGGGGCAAAAATCCGAGGGGGGAGCGCTGCCTTTGGTGTCGGAGGGCCTTTCGATGGTTATCATACTCACATAAGCGATGACGGTATGTTGCGCACCGATAATATAGAAGCCAGTGGCACGGTGTTTGGAAGCAAAATTGAGGGCAGCGAGATACATGGCACTGACATATATGGTGCCACCATCTACGGCGGAACGTTAGTACAGCTGGTCACGAAGTATCAAGTGGAAGGAGGGCTGGAATACCCTGATGGTGAGCCAATACTCGCCGAATACTCCCTCTACAAAAGTATCAGCTCTAGCACCAACACCACTCAACACATAGGGCTGTACCCGTACAACAACGATAACGTAGTCACTGAATACCGGATGCGGTGGTCAACGATTGGGAGCACAAGCACATCGGGGATCAGAATATCTTTCGGCGGGAAAAGCTATAGCGATGCCCGCGGAACGTTTAGGGTGAGATTTCACTATACGGACAACGACGGAGTCAGTCGAACACACACCACGGGCACGCTCAATACCGGTGGAGTTTACACCGTCACCATTGCGCCAGGCACATGGGTGATCCAAACGAGCGTATCAACCCGCGAAGAGGAAGATATTCGAGGCTCCATGCCTTATACATACAACGTGCACACGCTAACGGGAAGCATATACACCAAATCAGGCAGTTACACTGCGAAGATCGACCGCATAAGTATCATTTCAACCGACCGCATTATGAAAAAAGTGAACGGCCTCAGTGGCTATATGAGCGTGAAAAACTACGAGAGAAAACCGTAATGGGGAAATATAAATACTGTGATAGGTCCCACACCTTGGTTGGGTATTATGAAAACGGGAAAGTCACGCACCTTAAACCAGAGGAAGCGCCAGAAGGTGTAGTGATTGAGAGCGCTTGGAGTGATGAAGATGAGGCGCTATTGCTTAAAGAGGCGGACGAGCGCAAAGAGCGCGCTTGGCGTGACAGTGAAATGCAACGTGTAGTAAGCAGCCTCGATCAGATAAAAAATGATCGAGAGTTTGGCGGCACCACCTACCAAGGTAATGCGACTGCCAAGCAGCTAAATGACTACCGCATAAGGTTGTGTGAGTACCCAAACCAGCCTGAATTCCCCTATGGGTCGCGCCCAAAATTTTCGGAGGTGTAATGAGCCAGTTTTACTCTGCTCCTTGGCACCAATACCGCGACAAACTTCTCCCGATCATTCAAAAAACACAACAACGGAATGATCACCAATTTGCCGACGAAATTGACGACGCCCTCCAAGAAGAGAGGGCGTTTTTGTTTCTGGTCAAAGATGGCTTCACCGTTCTTTTGCCAAAACGACGGGGCGTCTTGCCCTGGCTTAACGTGATGTTTGCGTTTAGTTGGGGCGGCAATGCCATTGATCGTTACCAGCCAGGTATTGAGTTCAAAGCGCGGCAAATGGGCGCCCGAGGCGTAGAGCTATACACAGCCGTTAAGGGGTTGGAGCAAGCGTTACTCGGCAATGGGTATGTTAAAACAACGGGTGAAGCCCGCATTCAGCACTGGGAAAAGATTCTGTAGGAGGGCCATATGGGTGGCGGCGGAGATTCAGAAGTCAGAGAAACAGAAGCGCAACGTGCAGCGTCTGAGGTGGCTAAAAAGCAGTGGAATTTATACCAATCTGACTTTAAGCAGCATGAAGACAACTTCATTGCGCGGGTTGACGCTTACAACAGTGATAACAACATGGCAGAAGCCAAGCAGGCGGCCGATGTGGGGTACAACAAAGCGTACTCCAAAAACCGTGAAGGCGCGGCCAAGTCCCTATCAGCGAGTGGCGCTGATCCGACGTCGGGCAAGTTTCAATCCACCATGGCGGAGATGACAACGGATCAAGCGATTGGGCAATCCGACACTACCAATCGTGCGCAGTCGTCAGAGCAGGATAAGTATTTGGCGGGGCTGAGTGATGTCGCAGCCATCGGTATGGGTCAGCAAACCGGTGCGCTCGAGGGCATGAGTGATGTCGCCAATACCAGCCTAAACAAGGCAACGGCAGACGCCGAGGCCGATTTTAATAAGCGCTCGTCAAACTTGCAGCTAGCAGGCGCGGCGGCAGGGTTGGGGCTGCGCAGTTATCAGGCCAGCGCTAGCTCAGCAGATGTCACCCCAACTGTAGACGGTGTCAGCACAAATACGTCGGGATTAAACGACTATGACCCGCTCAACAACCCTGGCGGTTCGATGGTCGCGTAAGGAGTCATTATGGGAATTGCAGCAGATCGCTATGCGCGTATCACGCGCCAACAATACGACGATTGGTATCGCCGCTTTTATCCCGAGCAGAAAAAGCTCATGGAGCAATCGCAAAGTGGCGAATTGCTTAGTGAGCAGCTTGGGCGTGTAGATGAGAATGTGGATAGCGCCGCTCAGGCCGCAGAGGCAGGACAAACCAACCGCATGGCGCGTTACGGCGTCACCGCAGAAGAGGACCCAAACCAAGACGCCAAGCTAGCACTTAGCAAGGTGTCAGCAAAAAACGGTTTACGTACCTACGAACGTGACCGGTCGATGAAAACGCTATCCGGTTCAAGTATGGGCTTACGCAACGCACCACAACACCAGCAGGGGTAACCGATGGGATATAGCTTACTCAGCATGGGGCAGCATCAAAAAGGCGCTGCCATGAAAGGGCTACGTGACGCAGCTAACCGAGAAGAAAAACGCGAAGCGGCGAACAAGAAGCTCGAAGCAGCAGAGCGGAAACAGACCATCAGCTCCATCGGCTCGGGCGCAGCAATTGGCGGTATGGTTGGCGGCCCCATCGGTGCTGGAATTGGTGCCGCGGCTGGGCTTGTCGTGGGCGAATTGTTTTAGGAGACGATAATGGGTTTAGATACACGCGGATTTATGGATGGCGCCTTGCGCGCATATAGCCTTGCCGACCGTCACTACCAACGCAAAGAAGATCGCGAGCTGCAAAAAGAGCAGCTAGAGCAGGACCGAGAAGCGCGAGAGCAGCGCATGTCGTTACGCCAAGCGGAAGAGCAGCGCCGGCAAAAGCAATTTGAGTACAACTACGGTAAAGATGGGAAGGGCGGCGCACTGCGTGACAAGCAAGAGCGTGATGAAAAGCTGTTTGATGCAAGATTGAAGAGCCAACAAACGCAGCAAGAGCTTAACGAGTATCAGCTTGGACAGCAAAAGCGCACGCACTTCATTCAGGAAAACAGCCCACTCATTCAAAAAGGGTGGAAGCGTTGGATGGAATCGGGGGAGATTGACCCCGTGCTTGATAATGAAATGATTGCGGGCAGCGCATATGATCCGCGTCGCTACCTGGATCCAGAGGTAAACAAAGCCGGCGAGTTGCTTGAAACGAAACTGCCAGCCGTGCTCGATGGCAAGGCCGACTTCAATGACCCAGAAATCAAAAGCGCGCTGAACACTATCTACAGTAAGAACATTAAAGCGTCGATCGGGCAGAAAGACCCAAGAACTGGCAAGGTAATCAACGATGCACGTTGGGGTGGTGTCACGCTAGCTGCAGATATTAACCCAGAGATGGAGGGAGAGCAGCCAGGCTTGGTGATCACAACGGAAGTGAGCTATGGCGACGATAAATGGGTGCCCAAGCCGGTTACCGAGGGACGCGGCACAGGTGATGAGCAAGTCAAAGTTATTCCCCTTGAGCTAGCCATGCAGGATTTAACGGGACAATTGGCTATGCGTCGTCAAGCGATGGCATCACCCGCATTCAAATCCGTGTTTGGCGGCAAGGATGCGGAGGTTGATGACGCTTATCAGAAAGAAATGGCATCTATCGAGAGCGACCGAAGCAAGGCGCTTGCTAAACTCTATAGCGAGCAAAATGGATTCGATACCAAGCCAGAAGACATCAAACAAAAAGAGTCTGAGATTAACCGTATTTATGACCAGCGATTTTCACGTGTTGCTCAGCAATACGGTATTCAAAATCCCGATGCTGGCGGTTTGGATGAGAGTCCAGCGCAGGTGCCCGCCGAGGTGGAGCAATGGGCTACCGATGATCCGAGAAAGCAGTATTTCCTTCAAGCTGTGAAGCAAAAAGGCTCAGATTTGAGAGGTTATGACATAGAGACTATCGAGCGTGCTTTTAATGATCAGCTGGCCAAGCATAAAGCGGAGAAAAGCTCTGAGGTTGCGAATAGCTTGCGAGCTCAACATGCTCAGCGGTGGGCGGGCGCCTCGTTTAAGTAGGTCAAGCAAACTCATTACACCTGGCGCAGATTATGATTGTTTCTCCGTCTGCATAGATAGCCAGAAAATATGAAATAAGTGCCATGGACAAGCAAAATATAACGCTATTTACCATAAAGCTTGAGAGTAAAGCATCTATCATGCGGATATTTGTAACTTTGTCGTTTATATTATCCTTATTAGAGTCGATGCATTTTATTATTTTTCTATAGATGTTCAGGTTAACGTTTCTACTATTGAAAGATGTTACGGAAAGATCATCTATCCATAAAAGGGAAAAGTTTGATATTTTTAATGTCTTTTTTGAGTAATATGCTATTCGTATTAGGCTTCCTATAGCCATAAATAAGAAAGGGGAGGCAATGATGTGATATTTTGATGGGGTGATAATGGAATATATGATCGGGGCCAGTGTTATAATTATAGAGAGAATGCTGATTGAAACCGCCAAATATGTGCTAGCTTTACTATCTGCTGTTTTTCTTCTATCTATCTCACGGTCATAAATTCTTCGTGCTTCCTCGAGTTGGCTTTGTGAGGATAGATAAACTGCATTTTTAGGCCTAGGAGCTGAGGCGCGTCCTGATTTCGAGTTTTTCTTTTCTAATACCGGCCATATAAGATCAATGTTCATGTGATATCTCTACTAGCTCATCAACTATTGCTTTAGATATAGGAGCTTTGGTTTGGTTCTCAATCCATGCCCACTGCCCATTTGGGTTTATTTCTAAAAACCAGTAAGTGTTATTATTATCAACGATCAGGTCTATAGCGCTAAAGCGCAGTCCAAGCCTTTTGGTAAGTGCAATACACATGTTTTTTATATTAGATGGGATATCAACGAGAGTATGTTTAATGTCAGTGTATCCTCCTTTTCGCCAGTCTGTCTTTGTCTCAAGGTTAGTTTGGGAGTGAATTGCCACTGGGTAGGCATTTTCGCCAACAATGGTAATTCTTAAATCATATTTTTTCGCAATTTCCTGCTGAAATATACAAGGACAAACGGAAATTTTACTAGAATCCTTAGCCGATACACTACCTATTGACGAGGTAAAAACAACGCTTTCATCTCCTAAAATAGCTTGCCGTAATGGTTTTGCGATCAAACTAAACTCTTTCTGAAAGGGAGCTATTTTTTCGAAATTATTAGTAATTATGGTTCCAGGTAGGTTGAATCCAATATCATACGCTTCTGACAATTGTCTAGGTTTGTCTTCTGAGAGGAGAATATCGCTAGGAGAATTAAGGAATTTATCTTTCATTCTCCAATACAACGACTTTAAAGCTGCGAGCCATTCATTTCTAACATAATCCTCGTGCTCTGCTAAGTCATCAAACTCTGGGTTGCCAGGCCTACGGAAATACGCTGCCGAGATGTTTTTTCCAGACACCGCCGTTCCATTATATTCCAATTGCCAATCATTTTTCCTAACGCCAAAACTGACAAAATAGCTTGCAATATCCTCAGTGTTTAAGCGGAGGTATGGCAAGCATCTCCTTTCAAGCTCTTGAACAATAAAGTCCATTGTCACATCTTGCTTGTTAGTAATTAGTAAATACATATTTAGTATACACAACCTCTGGGATCGGTATCATCAGACTCTTGTACAACGTCTGTCTTAGTTACCAAGCCAAGCATTAAAGTTGCTTCGTCGTCTTCTTCAACGTTAACTTTTGTTTTTGTTTGAAGCTCTGCGAGGTCGGCCTTTTTGATCAATGGCTCATTACTACTTGAGTCAATCCACATGTTCTTCCTGTGACAATAATAGCCAGAAGGTCGAAGTTGATTTTTGCGAGGAGTAGAGAATTGTGCGAGGAATGGTTGGCGAGACATATTCGTTTTATCCTTTATACATTAGTGTAAATAAAACCGTACCATAAGAAGTCCTTACCTTCTACGTATAAGTATCGTCTTGTGATCTAGCAATGTTGCTATTTACTGATCATGACTAAAGGGTACATACTCTACCCATCATCAAATACTTATATCTAAGCCGCTGGCTCCTTTGGAGCTGGCGGTTTTTTTATGCCTGCTCGGAGCGGATATGAAAGACGAAAACCTTCTCGGAAAGACAGACGGGGCCACTGTTAACGCCCAAACGGATATGACGTTTCAGCTAAGCGACGATTTTAGTTTGGATGCTTACAAGCCACCGGAAAATCTCGAAGTAGGGGCCGGAGATGTTTCCAAAAGCTTGGCAGTCGGTGCCTCTGGAGCAATGGAAGGCGCTGCAGAGGCTACTGGCGCTGTTGGTGAAGGGGTTGGAAATGCGATTGCTGATAGTGCCCGGAATATAGGCATCCCGGACACTGTCATCGATAAAGCGAGTGCCGTCGCAGGCTACACACCACAGGGCTTAGGATTAAAGTATGTCGATATGCTTGGAGGGGCTTACGGCCAAGCTAAAGAGTGGCTGACTGATAGCCTATCCGACGACGGCAAAAAGGCACTACAAACCGCGCCGGTTTCAGAGGCTACAGAGGGGGATTGGCGTGTTTCATCTGATCCTGCCGTGTGGGCGATGCAAATCGCACAAGGTCTTGGCTATATGGCACCCACTGTCGCTTCGGCAGTTGCGACTGGCGGGCTGTCTTCCGCGTCCGCAATCCCATCCCTTACAAAGCTGGCAATGCGCTCTGGCGCTAAGCCTGAGGTGGCAGCAAGGGCGGCGGAGAAGGCTTATAGCGTCCTACGCAACACGCCAGCCTCGGCGATAGGTATGGCATCAGATGTTGGCAGTCAAGGCGTCCAAGCTAAAGAAACAGTGATGGCTGCGCCAATTGATCAGCTTGCAGAGAGCGAAGTCTTTCGCAACAACTTCTATGCGGTTGACGCTGACCCTGAGTATGCCGGGCTTAATGATGCACAGAAGATTGATCGCGCCCGAGAGATGACAGCGGAGCAAGCATCCAAAGCCACTATGTCAGACGAGAAAACATTAGCAACGAGTGCCATGGCCACAATGCTCGGCGATGTTCCCTTGGCCAACATGCTGACTCGCGGAGTGGGTAAGGCGAGCTCATCAATCAGCAAAGGTGTTGCAAAAGGGGCTGCGGAAGGTGCTGTTCGCGAAGGCGCCACTGAAGCTATCCAGGGTGGTACCCAGCAATACGTGGCTAATGAGGTATCAAACGAATACGCGGGTACGGATGTTGACCCCATGGATGGCGTAGCGCTCGGTGCGGTGAACGAGGGCCTACTGGGTGGTGCCATCGGTGGCACCATGGGTGCGGCAGGCGGTGCGCGAGCTGGAGCCGACAAGGTCAGTGATACCGCTGACGCCATTGAAAATGACATGGCTCAACCTGCTGAACCCGAAGGCAATACGCAAGATACCGACGACGCAAAAGTTGTGGAAGATGTGCAGGGCATGGAGGGCGCACAGCTACCCAGTAATGATGAAACCACGATCACTGATGGTCCATCTGAAGCAGCCGAGCGGGTTCGTCAGCAAATCCTGGATAACGCTCTATCCGAGAGCAAGCAAGAAAAGGAAAAGCCAGAGGTTGATGGACAAGGTAGTCTGACATCTCGCTTTAAAACCTCGCAACAGTCATTACGAGATAAAGGTGTACTGCCAGATAACGACAATCACTTTGTGAAAACCGTCAAGCTGGCTTATGCCATGGATCAGGATAAAGCGGATGCTCTGCTTGAACGCATAGAACAAGGTGATCAAGAGGCAGAGCAATCGCTGTACGCTCTCGCGGAGCAAGCTTCAGAGCTAGGGTTGGATGAAACAGGTGTTCAGAAGATCTTCAATGACGCAGCCGCTAAGCAACAAGCTGTCAAAGATAAGCGTGAATCTAAAGTTCAGCGTTATATCTCAGCGATTGAACAAGGCCGCGATAACGTTGGAGCTTCAAAGGGTGTAAACAATGAAGCGCGACAGCCGGAAACTGCCAAAGACCAATTAGCTTCCTATTCTGAGGGGTCAGCAGGAGCGGCAGAAGGCACTCAACAAGACACACCAAGTGAAGCGTCTCGCAATGCAGACTTAGCGAGTAGCGCGCCACAAGATGAAGTCGATGCCGCTTATCAGCAGCGTGACGAACAGCATGCAATTCAGGAAAACATCAAAGACAACGTTGACAAAAGCGCCCAGTCACGCGGCGAGTTTGCGAATCGCCCCAACACAATGAAGATGCGCGAGGACGGTAAAAAGCCGATTGCTGACTATGCCGCGCTCACCAAAAAAACCAAGTCGATGCGCAAGCGCCTTAAAAAGCGCATGGCCCAATCTAATCCCCAGCTGCGTGAAGCACTATTAGAATCACTACGTAACGCGCCCGAGCGTATTGCGGCCTTTGAGCAAGAAGCCAAGGAGCGAAAAGCGCGGTTTGACGCTCAGCCCGAAAATCAAGCGCGACGCCAGAAGGCTGAGTCTTTGTTTCATCCGCCGCAGCCAGAATCAGCTAATGAGCCAGACTTTAGCCGCAACGCCATCAAGCAAGTAATGGATGACATGCGCGAACGCGGGGAGCCCATTATCCAATCCCTGCCTAAAGAAGAGCGGGCTAAAGCTAGGGCTGATCTGAAAAAAGCACAGTCATTTGCGACCACCAAGCTGCGGATGATGATGGATGAGGCGAAAGCTGGCCGAAAAGGAACATTTAGTGACTTCGAGCCCAGGCTTCAACGCAAAAACGAAGCCATAAAAAAAGTATCGTCTGATAATGCTGAGAGAGATGGCACCGTTAGCTCAGGTCAAGTCAGCGTTGGGGGCCTCGACGTAGGCGTGCCAATTGTGAGCCGAGAAGTTGAGCAAAGCTATAACCGAGCAACTCATATCGGTAGGGGGCGAGATTTCAACGCCGAGCTACAGGGTGAAGCAAAACAAATTGCCACAGAGCTCAACGAACAAGGGTTGCTCGATACAGAAGCACGAAGGAATAAAGCCAAAAGCCTGATTGAGTCTTATCTGGGCGAGCAGAAACAGTTTATTGAGCGAGAATCATCACGAGCGAACAATAACCCCAGCTGGCTTGTCACAGGCCGAAGTGGGCGCAACATGGCGAAGTATTCCGCCAAAGTTGACAAAGATATGGCGGCATTTAGCCGTGAGGTCGAAAAACTAAGCGCGATGCGTAAGCTCATTCCGCAACAAGTAGAAGCTGTCATGAACGAGGAGCAGCGTCAGGCCAAGCAAGAGAAAGCGCGTCGTGACAATCTTAGTCGCGCTGAAAAAAAGGCAGCTGAGTATCTAGCTATTATTGCGCAAAACATGCGTGAGGGTAACTCACTACTGGCAAAAGGTGATCGCAAATGGGCAGGGCCAAAAGCGCTCACCCACCTTAATCTGCTTGCATCAGCAGATGAAGCCAGGACAAAAACACTGGCCAAGAAAATGGATGAATCCTTTGAAGACGTTGGCGGCGTGATCAAGGTGGCGGGGCCCCGCTCAAAGCTTGCTGCACGATTGAAAGAGCTGCTTGGCTCCCAAGACAATCCTAAAAACTCTCCTGCCACACCAACCGAAAACTCCGCCATACCAACGCTTGATGCCTTTTCCACTCTTAACAAAGGCGACATGAGTCTTACCGAGATTAAGGCATTATCAGAGCAGCTAACTCGCGACGAGCAAGGCGTAAAAGGTGAGCTTTACTCGCTCACTATTCCGAAAATTAACGAGAAGATGGGTGCCTACTTTGCGGCGCGCTGGAAGGGCGAAAAGAAAGACCGCATCGTGCAAGCTGCTTTTGATCAGCTCTTATCTGATTTGGAATTCACCATGGCAGGAGGTGCACAAACCATTACCTTGACGCAGGAAGGAAACGGAAAGACGCGCGCCGAAAAGGTAAATGAAAAAATCCAAGCGATGGATGAGGATACCTATCAGGCTTTCATTGATGCGCGCAAACAGGCTGAAAAAGACCGAAAAGAAGCAACAAGGCAACGAAAGGCCGCGCTCAAAGATCCACAAACAATAAGTGACTTTAATTTATTTGCTCAAAACGGTGGCAAGTTTACCCCCGAGCTGCGCGCCCGTTATGACAAATTGGTCACTGACGAGATCTTATCTCGCCGCAAATCAGAGCAGGAGGCCGCAGCCAAAAAGGCAGGCTTGGAAGCGGATGGTGAAATCGAGGTTGGCGACATCACCGAGGGAACACACGGCAAGACCGGAGCCGCCATTTTTAATGTGTCGTTAGAAACACGCTTACGCAAGGACAAGTTCAAAGAGGCGGCCGGGATGGCGCGCTCAATGAAAGGCGGCTACTGGCGTGGGAATTTTTACTTTCCCACACGCGAAGATGCGGAAATATTCATGGGTTGGCTGCAAGGCAATGACATTGACCGTTCTGAGTCCGTCAACGCCAAGCGAGAAGAAAAGCGCCAATCAAACGCAGAAAAGCTAAGAGAGGCTAGTGAAAAGCTCGCAGAAAAAGCGAACGCGGAATACAACGCAGAGCGCAAAGAAAACACGGCCAAACGCATGGCTGAAGGAGAGCGAGCCAGATCGCGAGCGAAAAAAGACGCGGAAACTGCCGTGCTAATGGTTGAGGTTGCCGAAAAGATAGAGTCAGGCGATCTCTCTGCATTAGCGGGCATCAATGCGAAAACGCAAGTTGAAACTCTCAAGCGAATCGAAAACGGATTGTTGTGGGAGGCAAGTAAGAAAAACAGTGGTGCTGTAGAGCGGGGCGACTTTAGCGATCCTATTTGGAAAAAGGGCACGACGGTTGATGAAAAGGTCATGTTTGCCAAATACCCAATGGCAGACACAGACACCCGCATTATTAACGAGTTGGCCAGCCGAATGGTGAATGAAAAAGGCTATGTGAAGTCTGGCAAGATTTTGCTGGCCAAGTACAAGAACGGCGAGCCCAAAGACGTCGCGTTAAGCACGGAAAACGAACACGTCATCAAAATGGTGGAGTTCGCGAAAAAAGAGGAGCTATACGGCGATTTGCCCGCCATGTTCCAGCGGCTTCAACGTATGGGGATCACGCGACGAGAGCTGTTGCGTCAGGCGCTGCGCGAGATGGGCAGCACTAAAACAAAGACCGGCCTTAATGAAAGCAAGGTTGCCAAGCTGGAGCGCGATCTTAAGAAAAAAGTGCTTGGCAACCGCAATGCGTTTGTTGATTTCTTCCCTACACCAGAGTCTCGTGCACGGCACATTGTTGAGCTGGCGGATATTGAACCAGGCATGAAAGTGTTAGAGCCGAGTGCGGGCAATGGCATATTGGCGGATGCGGCTAAGTCTCAAGGCGCTGACGTTGAAGTGGTAGAGCTTGCCAGCGACCTCAGTGACATCCTGAAAGAAAAAGGCCATAAAGTTGTTGGTAACGACTTCCTTGCGTTTACCGGTAAAGGCTATGACCGCATCGTGATGAACCCACCGTTTAGTAATGACATGGACATTGACCATGTTCGTCATGCCTACGGCATGCTGAAACCAGGAGGAAAAATGGTGGCAGTGATGAGTAGTATGGCGGGGGATCGCAGCAACAACAAAAACCGAGCTTTCAAGGACTGGTTAGCTGAACTGGATGCCACGGAAGAAATGGATCCTGAGGGCACATTCAAAGAGTCCATGAACCAAACAGGTGTTCGCACCAAAACCGTCGAAATTGAAAAGCCGTTAACTGAAACCAAGAAGGAAAACGAATCTGAGGCTGTGATGTTTTCCCGCGAAGGTGTCACTCAAGACGGGCCGTCATCGAAAGGTATGCCACTCAAGCAGGCCGAGCTGGGTGTTCGCCAATGGCTTAAAGAGTATAACGGTGGGGCGGGGATCAAAACCAAGGTGGTCCAGACGCAGGAGGAAGCAGAAAAACTGCTTGGTCAATCCATCCCGGACGCTACTATTCACGGCTTCTACAGCGATAGGGATGGTGCCGTGGTACTTGTTGCCGACAACTTGCCTGATATGAAAACGCTGCGCAAAAAGCTACGGCACGAAGTATTGGCTCACCATGGCTTAAAAGCGGTGGTCGGTGATAGCGAGTATCAGAAAATCCTCGAGCGTATCGCTCGCGGTAAAAACTCACCACACGTAAAAGAGCTATGGGATCGCATTGAAAAACACTACGGTGACCAAGAGCCCCTTGTGCAAGTTGAAGAGATACTGGCACATGCAGCGGAAATTGAGCGCAGCACTATTCAGCGGTGGTGGGACCGAACGATTGAAGCAATTGCGCATGCTTTACGAAAAGTGGGTTTCATGCGGCCTCATGACATTACGAAAGCTGAGCTAAACAATATTGTTCAGACACTCGTGGATCGAGTAAAGGCAGTCAATCACTGGGATCCCAATAACCCTCCTCCTTCGGGTGGAAGCTCTAAGTTGAGCCAGGCTAAATTCTCCAAAGAGCACGCGCCGACTATGGACGAAGTGTTGAGCCAGATGGATGCAGAGCCAACCGCGCAAGGGCGAATGAAACGGGCGCTTAGTGCCACGAAGACAGCGGTTAAGGGGGCGCTTGGTGGAAGCAAAGGACTTGGCGCGGTATCTCTTCGCCAACTCGCCGATCTTGCCTACGATAAACTGCCGCAAATTAAAACGTATGTAGATACGGTGCATCGCATGATGGAGCGCCGCAATCAGATGGCGTTTGAATCTGCTGACATTGCACAGAACATTCGAAAATGGGCAGCTAAAAATAAGCCTGTTGCTGATGAGTTATTCAATGTGGCACACGAAGCGACGGTTGAAGGCGTCGATCCCGCCGAGCAATTTGTTTCGGCAGCGGAGGCAATTGAGAACCGAATTCGTCACATCGAAAATGTAGCAAGGGAAGATCGCCTCACCAACTCTCAAGCAGAGGAGTTGCGCCAGCTACGCAATGATCTCAAGGATGAGCCTCGACGCTTAAGAAAACACATCGCTTTGCGTAAGCGTTTTGACAAGCTACCTAAAGAGGCGAAGCAGCATTACCGCACCATGCGCGATAACTACAAAGCGCGACACAATGACTACCGCACGTTACTTGAACAGCAAATCGAGAATGCAGACATTGATAATCGCGTCAAGAAAAAGCGGTTAGCGGAGCTGCGATCCTTATTTGAACTGCAAGAAGTTAATGCGCCTTACTTCCCTCTTGCCCGTTTCGGCGATTACTGGGTGAGTGCTATTGATGAAAATGGGGAAAATCGTTTTCTGATGTTTGAGTCTGAAGCCGAGCAAAAAGCGACGTCTGAAAAGTTAAAAGAGAAAGGCTTTGAAGTGCGTTCGGGCTACAAGATGGAAGGTAACCCAGCGATTAACGGCGCAAGTTTGAGCTTTGTCACCGACTTGATGGGCAAGATAGACGAATCGTCACTCAATGATGAGAAGAAGGCGTTAATTAAAGACCAGGTCTATCAAATGTATCTCCAAGCCTTGCCGTCACGTTCGATGCGTAAGCAGTTTATTCATCGCAAAAAGACAAAAGGGTGGTCTAACGATGCGCTACGTGCGATGGCTGAGAACATGATGAAAGGTGCTTATCAGTTATCGCGCATGGAGTTTGCAGACGAGCTGACCAAGCAGGCTACTGAAGCTAAAAAGGTGGCAGAGCAATCGAATGACAACCAGACCGGGCGTTACGCAGAAGAAATGATGAAGCGGCATGAATGGGTTATGAACCCTAAACACTCAACCGCTGCACAAAAGATCACGTCGCTAGGTTTCCTTTGGATGCTCGGGGTATCGCCGGCCGCTGCCGCGGTAAACACAACGCAAAACTTCGTCGTCGCCTTACCCATCATTGCGAGCAAATTCGGCACGAAAGCCGCAGCCAGTGAGCTCAATGGCGCGATGAAAGAGTTCATCACGTCACGTGGGCAAATCAGTCGTAAATTCCGCAACCAATCAGAGAAAGATGCTTATCAAGCTTGGCATGATATGGGTTTACTCGATTCCACGAACGCGCACGATTTGGCAGGTATGGCCGAAGCCGAGAACTGGCAGTACAACGAGACCTATGAGAAAGCCATGGGCGTCGTCAGTTGGCTATTCCACAAAGCGGAAGTGTTTAACCGCGAAACAACGGCAATAGCTGCTTACCGCTTGGCCAAGCAGAAAGGTCACTCGCATGAGAGCGCAACGAAAATGGCCGCCGATATTACCTGGGATGCGCACTTCGACTACACCAATGCTAACCGTGCACGCTACATGCAAACGCCGACCATGAAAGTCCTTATGCAGTTTAAGCAGTACAGTCAAAACATGACGTACTACCTGCTGCGCAATATGTACTTGAGTATGAAAGGGGCTACCAAGGAAGAAAAAGCAGAAGCGCGCAAGCAACTAGTGGGAACCTTGGGCATGACAGGGTTACTTGGTGGGGCTACCGCTCTACCGCTAGGGTCATTGTTTGCGCTGGCCAACGGATTGAATGCGGCTTTCGGTGATGACGATGAGCCCTGGGATGCAGAGGTGGAATTTAAGAACTACCTAGGTGAGTTAATGGGCCAAGATATGGCCGATAAAGTCATCTATGGTGTTGGTGGTGCAGGCGTATCGTCACGCATTTCACTTGACGGCCTCTGGATACGTGATCCGAACCGCGACATTGAAGGCGAAGACTTATGGACGCATTACGCGGAGCAGGTTGCGGGTCCTGTAATGGGCGGAATTGTAGTCAGTTGGCTTAGAGGCAGTAGCGCCATTGCCGAGGGCAATGTGTATCGAGGCATTGAGAAAATGATGCCTAAGTTCGCGCGTGACCCAATGAAAGCCTACCGATATTGGGATGAGGGAGCGCTCAACTATCGTGGCGACGCTTACAAGGAAGCCGATCAATTCACGGGCTTGCAACTGCTGCTGCAAGCCAACGGTTTGACCGACGGTGAATTGATGAAGCAATACGATCTTAATAACGCCATCAAAGGCTACGAACAGCATATCCTTGATCGCCGTCGTGACATCATGACGGCATTCTGGCTGGCGTATAAAGAGAGCGATGACGCTATGATGCTGGAAGCCAAAAAATCCATTCGCCAGTTTAACCAAGCAAACCCGCGTATTGCCATTGATAGCGATACCTTGCGCCGCTCCATTAAAACACGACGCCGTTATAATCGGGAAAGCCAAAACGGCGTCAATGTGAAGAAGAGCTTGCGCTACCTGAATGAGCAAGTTGGCTGGTAGCTGACTGATATAAAACATAATACGCTGGCTATGTCGGGTCTAATTCTTTAGACTCTCTATATTATGGACTATGTATCTGTTTTAATATGGTAATAAAATCAGTACTAACATCCCCAGAGCATCTTTGCGTCTATGACGATCAGCACAGAAGCCGCACTCTTGAGTTTTGTCAAAGGATTGATGTGGCTTTACTAAAAGAGGATAAAAGAGTCTTAATTGATCTTAGGTATGTCGAGTCTGCAACGGCAGCGGCTTCCCTGATCCTTTTCGCAATAGTAAATCGAGCGCAGCTACTGAAAGGTAGTTCTGATTATGCCACGTTTCGACTTCCCCACAGAGAACGTAACCCTGATGGTTATAGATGGATCGTGAAAACGGGCCTTGCCCGAGCTTTGAAAAGCGGTAGTAGGCAAAAACTCGAGGAGCTCTCCAAAGACCAAAACTTTTTCCAGTCATCTGATCAGCCTAGTGAGCATGTATTTAAGACCATAGCCATGCTGCAAAGCAAAGCGCAGTTTAACACACCCCAGCTGCGTTTGTTGGCTGGAGGGATAACTGAGGCGGCATTAAACGTCAGCCACCACGCCTACGACGATCCAGCATATCAAGATCAACTAGAGATAATGGGAAAAAGGTGGTGGCAATGTGCGTGGTTTGACCCTGAATCAGATACTGTCTTCTTTATAATATTTGACTTGGGTATTGGTGTCTTCAACTCTCTGCGCTCAGGGACATCTGCTGCGTCTCTGCCTTCCTCTATACAAGAAGAGGTTTCTGTTTTAAATGACTCATTTAAGCTTGGAGTATCACGATACAAGGATAAGCCGGAGAGAGGACGCGGATCAGAAGATATCAAGTCTCCAATTCACCAAAATTGCTCCCAAATGGAAAAACTGTTGGTGTATACTGGAAGAGCATCATATGTTTACAGTAAGTACGGTGAGTCAGTTGGAGGGGCTGCTGGGCACCTTGTACAATACATGCCAGGAACTTTGGTGCAATGGCAGCTGAGCCCGAACCGGAGAGGTGGTAATGACAGTGATAAACATAGCTAAAGACTTTTCGAGGACGCCGTTTGGGCGGTATTTGGATGATGGGGCCCATAGTGGTGAGCGTTTCAGAGAGGAAGTTCTAATCCCTGCGCTAAACACTAGCTCTTCAGAGGTAGTTGTTGATTTTTCTGGGTTATCTTTAGGAGTTGCGTCGTCATTTATTGAAGAAGCCTTTGGGGGGTTAGTTAGAAAAGGGTTTGATGAGAAGTCTCTCTTGAGGAAGTTAAAGGTGGTTGATGACATGGGAGTTTATCAGCACCAGGTTTTTGACTTTATAGCTCAGGAGTCGCATAGGCAATGTTAGATGCTTTTCGTGATTTTTCAGGGCTTATCACCACTATCTTAATCATTTTAGGCTGGGCGGTGATCTACTCTAATGCAAAAAAAATTGCTACAAGAAGTGAGACAAAGTCACTTCTTGATCGAGCGTTAGAGCAGGCCGAGCTGTGTTCTAACTTTGCAACAGACTTTTGGTTGCCTGGTAGCAGTGTTCAGCCTGACCCTGACCATTTTCAGTTGGTCTTCATGACGCAGATTTCCAGGCTCAATGTAACAATCAAGGCTCTGGAGCACCGGTGCATAAAAGTCGATAGTGGATTGTTGGCTAAGTTCATTACTCACAGTACGCTGAATGCGGAACAGATGAGCGAGTTTGGAAAAACCAAGAGAAATGAGAAAGGTTTGCAAATTAATCATGCGTGCATGAGATTGACTGAGTCCCTCATTGCTGAATTTGATAGGCGATACAAACCAATAGATCGCTGGATTAAGCCACGAGCGTGCGGAGCCTAA